AAACACCCCCCCTCCCCCCGCGGCCCTTCTCGAAATTCCCAGCACAGTGGATCTGCTGTATGACCTTTATCCTCGGAAAGCGTCTCGACCCCAAGCCCTGAAGGCGATCCGTTCAGCCCTGAAGCGCGCATCGTTCGAGACCATCAAGGCCGGCTTGACTCGCTGGTCTGAACACTGGACCCGTTCCAACACCGACAAGACCCTGATCCCGTACCCTGCGACATGGTTCAATGGCGATCGCTGGAATGACGCCACTTCCAGCGGAGGGTTGGTCGACCGCATGGACCCAGCGCAACATCCCACCCAACGCCCCGACGAATTCTAGCCCCACTACACGATGAGCACGACACCCGACACCCCACTCCACGACCCGCTGAAATCCCTGACCGCCGCCATCGAGCGTCGGCACCAGCGGTTCCTCTCCGACATCGCCCGATGCCCGAAGACCAAATCCTGCCACCAGCACCCGGACACCATTGCCGAGTTCGACCACGATCGGACGATCCTGAATGGCGCCATCACCTACCGGTGCGCTGATTGCGACCGGGCGGCCGAAGAAGCCCAATTCGTGAAGATCCAGAACAACTGCGGGGTGCCGTACGATGTCCGGCACGCCACGTTCGAGAACTTCGACTACCACCGCAAGCCGGACCATGTCGATTCCTGCACGCCGAGCGATTTCCTCCGCGCCGCCACATCCTTCACGGCCGGCACCTTCCGCAACCTGATCCTGTCCGGCACCTGCGGGATCGGGAAAGGGCATCTCGGTGCCGCGGTCATCAATGCCGCGATCGCCCAGAAGCGGGTCCGCCCGCAAGGCCAACTCACCGCCAAGTGGGTCACGGCCCACAACCTGTTTTCGGCCTGCCACGAACTCTACAAGACCACCGGCATCGAACCCCTGCTGCACCACTACGCGAGCCGAAACCTGCTGGTGCTGGACGAATGCGCGATGGCTGAAATGCCCCGCGACGGCCAGAGGATCTTCTACGAAATCATTGATCGGCGCCAGAAGCAGACTGATCGCGTGATGCTGACCCTGTTCCTCACGAACGCGACCGTGCCGGCGCTGAAGCAATGGCTCGGGGCCCCGGCGGTCGATCGACTCCGCTCGGGCGGGGTAAAGGCCTTATGGGGGTCATGGCCATCCGCTCGCGGGACGGACATTGACCGCGCAGGAAAGGCAGGTGAATTTTGATCCACCTATGCCATCACGCCAATCGCTCCAACAGCAACGCCTCAAGGCCGAAGGAAAATGCCGCTCCTGTTGGAAACCGAACCCCGACCCACGCCGAACCTCATGCCCAGAATGCTCCGACAAGCACCTTGCGCGCTCCCGCGCCCGGACCGGTCATGGTCATTGGCAACCGGGGAAGCGCGGGCGCTGCCCGATCGCCATCAAGGACGCCGTCTTCAAGCAAGCCGATTGGTCGAAGTCGGATCGTGAAGTCGCCATCCAGACCGGATTCCACATCATCACCGTCACCCGTAACCGACCACGCTATGACCCAAACTCCACTGACCCAAGCTGAAATCGACGAACTCGCAAAACTCGGGTTCCAGATGCCCCTGAACGCCCCCGGCGCGGAAGCCAAGGCGCGGATGCTTCTTGCGGCCGCGAAATCGCCCCGAATCGAGAAGGTCCCCGAAATCTCGGGTCGGGTTCAAAAGAACCCAACCCGAGCCGGGGTCGGGCAAACCCTCCTGATTTGGGTGCTCGGGCTCGCCGTGCTGCCGTTCGGAATCGTCGCCTCGATCGTCGCGGCGATCATGATTTGCCTGTACGCCGTCGCTCTGATGATCCAAGGAGTCTGGCGAATCCTGATGACCAAGTCGCGGTTGACCGGTCCCCCAGCCTGAACAACCTCACCTCATGAGCAAAGGAGAAGAAAATCTGATGGCGGGCATCCGTTCCCTCATCACCCCGGCGCTGGTCATCCCGAATGACTTCGTGGTGAAGGTTGGCCGAGACGCCAACTTCTACTCGGTCACGGTCGGCGTGAATCCGATCGACATGCCACGGTTGATCGGGAAGGCAGGCAACAACGTGCGGGCCATCAAGGCGATCCTCGCTCATGTCGGTCAACGCAACCGGTGCTTCATCCGGTTCTATGCCGCCGACCCCGACAACCCGACCGCCACCCGGCACGTCACCCCGCCGGCCCCGAAGTGGGAAAGCGGTCCGCTCATGAAGGCGGCCCGCACCGCCCTGACGATGGCCGGATACAGCGACCGACTCACCGGGCCGGACGCGATCGAGGAAAAGCAATTCATCACCGCCACGGCCGTCCTCGACCCGACCTTCGGGGAAGCCCTCGCGCGGTGGCTCCATGTCATCGGCCGCAACTACGGGGCCAACGTCATCTTCGTCCATGAGCGACATCCGGCCGCATGACACCCTGCTGCGGTGGCTGGTACCTTCCAGCACCCGCGAGAACGAATTCCACCTCGTTGACCTCGGGGAAGGCATCTGCAGTTGCGAAGACCACCAATTCCGCGGCGTCCGCTGCAAGCACTTTGGCCCCGCCGAGGAAATGCTGCTCCGCTATACCATCGACACCCTGAAACGAAATGAGCAAAAGCGGCTTCACCCGTGAGATGCTTCGGCAGAAAGGCTTCGTGATCGTCGACGGGGTGGCGACTCGCGTTGGCACGTCCGAGGTCCTTTCAACCGAAGATGGAATCACCACCACTCGCTACAATGCCCGTCCTTGCCCTCAGGCGCCCGCCCCTGCCGTTTCCGCACCCGCCCCCGTGGGACCACAGCCAATCCGCATGAACCAGACGGAGGCGCGATTTTACGAGATTCTGAAGGTTCGACACCTTGGCGACAAGATCCAACCGTTCTTCCGCGTCCGGATTTCCCGCTGGGACGATCCGACGGTCAGCTTTTACACGGCCGACTTCGCCGTCTGGACTCGCCTCACTTCGGGGTGGACAGTCCGACTCTATGAGGTAAAGGCGAAGGGCCGAAAGTACCATTCAGATGAACTGACGAGACCGAAGATGGCCTGCATGGAGAACCCATGGATCGCCGACGTTGTTCTCGCCACCTACCAGAAAGGATCCTTCTCGGAAAAAACAATCGCATCCAACATCAACCACCCATGACCCAACAGACATTCCAACCGCATCCCCTGAGCCTCGTCATGCCCGACATGACCCCGGCGGAATTCCAATCGCTCACCGATTCGATCCGGCAGGACGGCCAGCTTGAAGAAATCATCCTCCACGAAGGCAAGATCCTCGACGGCCGCCACCGCTATCAGGCCTGCATCAACCTCGGGCTCAACCCGGTCATGCGCGAGTATGACACGATGATCGACGGGAACTCGCCCGCGAACTTTGTCCTATCGAAGAACCTGTGGCGCCGCCACCTGAGCATTTCCCAGCGCGCCGTGGTGGCGGCGGAAATCAAGCCGTTCTTCGAGGCGGAAGCCGCCGCCCGCCAAGCCGCCGCCCAGATCCAGCCCGGCAGCAACGTCATCCCGATGGTCGAACCCGCCGCCGAAGCCGGCCGATCCGCCGAAAAGGCCGCCGAATTGCTCGGGGTGTCCGAATCATCCGTGAAGCGCGCCGCCGCGATCGTCGAGGCGGACCCGGCGCTCGCCGCCGATGTGAAGGCCGGCAAGGTCACGGTCACGAAGGCCGCGAAGAAGGTGGCATCGAAGAAAGCCGCGTCCGGCCTGCTCGAAGGCGAGTTCGCCAAGAAGGAGGCGCTGGAGAAAATCACGAAGGACCATGGCGAGGAATTCGGCAAAGCCCTGATGCGGGGTGACGTCCTGAAAAAAGCCAAGGACTTCGACGACTTCATGACGCTCGATGTCGACGACCAGAACAAGGTGAAGGAATTGGTGCTCGCCCGCTGGACGGTCCGCAAGGCGCTCGACTTCCTGTCCGGCATCCCGACCGAGGAAACGAAGATCAAAGACCTCATGCTGCGGCTGAATGCCCAGACGAAGAAGAAACTCGCGTGGACAGTCGGGGCCTTTACGGTTAGCATCGCCCGAGAATAACCGATCGAATCCCTCCCACTGACCCAACGAACCCATGAGCCTGAAAGTACAGCTTCGCGACTATCAAAAGCGATGGTGCCGATCCGTCGAGGATGCCTTGACGGTCGGCGTGGACGGGAACCGATTCACCCGCGTGATCGGGACGGCCGCGACCGGCGGCGGCAAGACCGCGATGGCTTCCGCGCTCATGTGGAAACGGGTCACGCAGGACAGGCAGCGGTGCCTGTTCCTCGCCCACACGGACGAACTGTGTGGGCAGGCCCGCCGGGCGGTGCACCACAACACCGGGATCATCCCGTCGCTCGAAAAGGCGAGCGATCGCGGGAGCCGCGAGGCGTCAATCGTCATCGGGTCCGTGATGACGCTCGCGAATCAGGAACGCCGTTCCAGATTTCCCAGCAACCATTTCGGTCTGGTGATCGCGGACGAATGCCACCTGAGCATGGCCGCTTCCTTCTTGGAGACCCTTTCGTACTTCAACGAAGGCGGCGCGCACATCCTCGGCATCACCGCCACCCCGGAGCGGTCGGACAAAATCAGCCTGATGCGGTTCTACGAGCACGTTGCCGCAGAGGTCCCGATCAAGCTGTTGATCGACCGCGGCTACCTCACCCCGATCGTGGTCCAGACCGCGCCCGTCGCGATCCCGGTCAAAAGCAAGATCGCGGCCGGTGCCGGCGACATGAATGCGGTCGCGGAGGAAATCGAGCCCTACTATCATTCGATCATCGACGGCATCGAAAAGTACGCCCACGACCGCAACCGCATCCTGATCTTCCACCCCAGCGTCAAGGCGTCCCAGCAATTCACCCAACTGCTCCGTGACCGTGGCTTCGACGCCGACCATGTCGACGGCGGTTCGCCTGACCGGGAGGAAGTCATCGAACGGTTCACCAACGGGGGAGTCCGCATCCTGAACAACGTGATGCTGATGACGGCCGGCGTGGATGTCCCGGCCATCGACTGCGTCATCATGCTGCGCCCGACAAAATCCCGCACCACCTACATCCAAGCGGTGGGCCGTGGCACGCGGCTATTCTGCCCCCACGGGTGCCATCGCACCGGGTCCATGTGCGAACACCCCGAACGCAAAGCCAACGTCCTCCTGCTGGATTTCCTCTGGCAATTCGAGGAGAAAAATGTGATGGGCCCGGCCGACATCTTCACGGATGACCCCGAGCAGAAGCAGGCGGTGAAGGAAAAGCTCGCCGCCGATGATTCGGTCTTCGACCTGCTGCAGCTTGAGCGCGATTCGATCGACGCTCGCGAGCAACGCCTGATCCGCGCCCTCAAGCGCGCGGCCGAAAAGCGCCCGACGAAGTACGATGCCCGCGACTTCGCGGCGATCTTCCACCAGCCGGACCTCATGAACTACGAGGCCGTCGCGGAGTGGCAGAAGCAGAAGCCCACCGACAAGCAAGCTGACCTGCTGAAAAAGTGGTGGGTGAAGCGCGGGTCGATCAAGGACCGTGGCCACGCCAGCGCCATCATCGGGATCGGGATGGATCGCATGGACAAAGGCCTCGCGACCCCGGCCCAAGTCCTCCAGTTGATTCGGTTCGGTGTCGAGAACCCCGAGACCAAGACGATCAACGAGGCGTCGGAAATCATTTCGCGGGAATACGCCCGCAACCCACAACCCATACCAACACACCCATGACCACGACCATGCCTGAGCCGCGCATCGCCCTGCTGTGCGTGAATTCCCACAAGGACCAGCCTCCGAAACCCGTGAAGGTGCTCGAAACCTACCCGAAGCGGGTGAAGATCGAGGCGCTGACGATGACGATCCTTGGTGGCCGAAACAAGATCCTCCAAGCCGGCGAGACCGCCCTCGTTCCGCTCTGGTGCATCAAGTACGATGCCGCGAAACTCGGTCGACCATCCAAGAAGGCGAAGGTCGACAAGATCAAATTCTGGCGCGCCGAAGTCCAGACCACGAAAGGCATCCGCATCCGATACTACCGTGCCCAGACCCAGTCAGGCGCCCGCAGTCAGGCGGACAAAATCGGCGGACTCATTCAGGTCGGGAAAGTCGAAGAAATCACCGAAACCCAATACACCATCGGCCGGGCATCCGGCGACAACACATGAACACGCTATTCTACCTCCGCGCCGCCGAATCGGCCCACCGGACCAACAACCACGACCTCGCCTTTCGATCGCTCTGCAGCGCGATCGGGGAACTCGAAAAGGAAGTCACCACCCTGAAGAAAGCCGCCGTCGAGACCGAAGACGGATTCGGTCCACCGCCCAACTGGAAGGAGGCCAAGAACTGATATGGCCGAGAATTCCAAAATCGAGTGGTGCGATCACACCTTCAACCCGTGGCGCGGTTGCACGAAGGTTTCGCCCGGCTGCGCGAACTGCTACGCCGAGACCCTGAGCCACCGCAACCCGGCCGTGCTGGGCGAGTGGGGGCCGGGCCGGCCGCGCGTGCGGGCCGCGATCGCGCAATGGCTCCTACCGCTCAAATGGGACCGGCAGGCAGGCGACTATCGCAACATGACAGGCTATCGCCCCCGTGTCTTCTGCGCGAGCCTCGCGGACTGGCTTGACGATGAAGTCCCTGTCGCGTGGCTGGCGGACTTATTGGCGCTGATCCTCCGCACCCCGAACCTTGACTGGCTGCTGCTGACGAAACGACCGCAACTCTGGCGCCGGCGCATCAACGCCGCGATGGTGGAACTGGACGAACGCGGCGAAAACATCGACTCATGCGCGTTGACGGAATGGATCGCCGGCATGCCGCCCGCAAACGTCTGGATCGGAACCAGCGTAGAGGACCAGACGCGCGCCGATGAGCGGATTCCCCACCTGCTCCGCATCCCGGCCAAGGTGCGGTTCCTGTCGTGCGAGCCGCTTCTCGGGCCGGTCGATTTAACGGCTGTTCGCTGGGACGCCGGACTCGGTTACTTCGGCGACTGTATGGGACCCGATCACATCCCGCACGGCCGCCCTGACGACGCTCCGCGCATCCACTGGGTCATCGCTGGCGGTGAGTCCGGCCCGGACGCACGGCCCATGCACCCCGACTGGGTGCGATCCCTGCGTGACCAATGCGCGGAGGCCGGGGTGAGTTTCTTTATGAAGCAAATGGGAGGCGTCAGAAAGCCATTTCCGGCAATCCCCGAAGACTTGAACATCAAACAATGGCCAGCATGAAAACAGGAACCACAATCAGAATCGAACAAGTCGGCAACGGATGGATCGTCACCCCGCAAGACGGCCACCCAGACATGCCGATTGCGATGAATGACATCCATGTCTTCCAAGACCTCGAAGGCCGCTACGGCTTGAAGGAATTCATCGCCAAACACTTCGGCGTGCAGGCCACGCCGCCCCCGCCCGCAAACATCTGCTTCTACTGCGAACACCACCAAGCGGTCAGGATCTTTATCGGCAAGCCATGCTGCCGATTCTGCAACGAACCGAAGGAGCACCTGATCGACCCTCCAGTGACCGACAACCCCGAAACCGAATTATGAGTGTGACCTTAAAGGACGCCATCGGGCGCCAGATCAAACCCGGCTCAGTGCTGCGCCATCGCTATGATGGGACTCGCGGCGTGGTGGAGGAAATCGCCGAACTCGGTCGACCAGCCAAGCACGCAAAGATTGTCGGCGACATGGCCATTCAGGTCGCTGATTCGGTCTGGCGAGTGACGAACTGCGGAGACGAATGGATTCACCTCGAACGTGAATGGCAGACCGCGGTTGAACGCTGGCGGTCATTCATGGCGACCCCGTGGGAACACGACGAAGGAGTGTCGTCTGACCCAAGCGAAGCCTTCGCGATGGAATTTGCTGCCGCGCTTCTCCCCGCTGATCCGTGGGAACATTACGCCGCTTATCCTGATGGAATTGAACTTGTCCTGCTCCAACTCGCCCGACTACTCGACCAACAAAAATGAACGACCGCTACACCTTCACCCTGTCGATCGAACACCCGAACTTCGGTGGTCACCGCGCCGCCCGCATCCAAGTCGACACCCTGTCGAACCGGGACATCCTCCGGGCCGTCGACGATGTGCCGGACCCCATGACGGCCGTGATGGTCGGTGCACCGACCCGAAACAAGATCGAGCACATCCGCGCCGCCCGCGCCCGGCTCGCCAAAGAAGTCGCGGCCGCGCTGACGGAACAGATCCTCCAAACCTTCGGTGAGAAGGACACCCGCAACGGATACCCGCGATGACCGATCCATCCCCATGCCCGTGCTGCGGGTCCGAACGAGTCACGATGGTCCAGAACCATCCGCCACCCGGCGAATTCCCCAAGGCGATCGTCCAGTGCTCGGACTGCCGCCTGAACGTCTACGTCTACCATGAGGTCGGCCGCCGGCGGTGGATCGAGCCGCCCCGCGACTGGGCCCAAGACGCAATGGTCGAAGCCGTCACGCGCTGGAACCGCCGCCCAGCTTGACCTTCACCCCCCATGCAGGATCATTCAGCCGTGAGCAAAATGCGCCTCGCCCGCCGGGCAAACCGCCATCCTCCACGTGTCCAACCCAAGGACGAATCGGGAACGAAACTCTGCCGCTGTGGGTGCGGAGTCGCCCCAAAGAAACCGAGACGAACATTCGCCACCAACGAGTGCGTCCACGCCTTCAGATCCATCTATGACCCCGGCTACATCCGCGAGCTCGTCTACAAGCGCGATCGCGGTGTTTGCCAGATCTGCGGCATCCACGCAAGCAAGGCCTTCAAGGAATGGTGCGCGGCCCGCAAGGAAGCCCATCGGTTGGTCGATCGCCTCGCCCGAGCATGGGAGTGGGACAACTGGAGGGTGAAGCGGTACGACCCGACCAAAAAGGACTGGGACGCTTTCCACCGGGAAAAGAAGGCGATGGTCGAACGGTTGGTGCCGCTGAACGGATGGACCACCGGACGGTCGACCGGCTGGGACGCCGACCACATCATCCCGGTTGCGAAGGGCGGGCTCCAACTCGGGATCGAGAACATCCGCACCCTCTGCCACCCGTGCCACAAGAAGGTCACGGCCGAACTCGCCGCCGAACTGGCCCGCGAACGGAACCCCCAACCTGACCCTCGACACGGCCAGCAACAACTGCTAGACCTCGGGGATGAGCAAACGCAAGACCCCGGCACCGCTTCCGCTGAGTGCCATCGCCCCGAACCCGAAGAACCCCCGCGTCCTCACACCTGAACGCGCCGCCATGCTCCGACGATCGCTGGAGGAATTCGGCGACCTCGGTGGCATCGTCTACAACCGCCAGACGAAACAACTGATCGGCGGCCACCAGCGGGTCTCGATCCTGCGGGAAGACCCCACGGCCGAAGTCGTCATCACGGACGAACAACAGGAGACCGGCTACGTGGCCCTGCGGGGCGGTGTGGCGCGTTTCAGCTACCGGGTGGTGGATTGGCCCCCAGAAAAGGAAAAGCTCGCCATGGTGGCAGCAAACAAGCAGGGAGGCGAATGGGATGTCTCGGCGCTCCAGTCGCTGCTGCTGGACGTCACCGACCACGACCTCGTTGGCTTCTCCGAGGACGAATGGAACAAACTCTTTCCCGCCCCTGAAATCGACCTCGACCCACCACCAGCCCCAGACCCCGATGACGAGAACCAAGGGATTGCCCACAAGTGCCCCCAGTGCGGACACGAATGGACCGGAAAGCCTCACGCCTGAACCCATGAAGATCGAACAAGTCCCACTGACCAGCATCCGGCCTCACCCGCGCAACTACCGCGAACACCCGGATGACCAACTCGACCACCTGAAGCAGTCGATCACCGAGCACGGGATCTACCGCAACATCGTGGTGTCGTCCGACAACTACATCCTCGCAGGCCACGGCGTCACGAAAGCCTGCACGGCACTCGGGATGACGGAAGTCCCCATCATCAGGATCGACGTACCCCACACGGACCCGAAAGCCCTCAAGCTGCTCGCGGCCGACAACGAACTGTCGAACCTCGCCGTCATCGACGACCGCGCCCTCACGGAACTCCTGAAGGAAATCAAGGACACCGACCTCGACGGTCTGCTCGGCACCGGGTTCGATGAATCGATGCTCGCCAGTCTGGTGATGGTGACCCGCCCAGCATCCGAAATCGGAGGCATCGACGCCGCACGCGAATGGGTCGGCGCAGGAATGCCAGCCCACGACCCGGCAGAGAAGCGAGTCGTCCTGTCGGTATTCTTCACCAGTGAGGAAGACCGCGCCAAATTCGTCGAGGAATTCAAGATCCCCCCGATCCTCACCAAGCGCCAATCCGTCTGGTCAACCTACTGGCCAGAACGAACCCGCGATGACCAGTCCAGCGTCCGCTTCGAATGAAACCACTCGCCCCACGCTACCCGGTCTATTGCATCTCCAAGGGCCGATCGGATTGCTGCCTCACCGCACAATTCCTCACCGCCGACAAAGTGGACTTCACCCTCGTGGTCGAGCCACAGGAACTCGAACTCTACGCGGCCCACTTCCCACGCGAAAGGATCGCGGTCCTGCCATTCAGCAACCTCGGGCTCGGGTCCATCCCCGCCCGCAACTGGTGCTGGGAAGACGCCAAGGCCAAGGGCCACAAACGCCATTGGATCCTCGACGACAACATCCGGTGGGTCAGGCGCCTCTACCGCGGCAAACGCCTCCAGTGCAATTCCAAGTACGGCTTCACGGCCATCGAAGACTTCACCGACCGTTACGAGAACATCGGGATCGCAGGGATGAATTACACGATGTTCGTCCTGAACGACACCCCGACCCCGTTCTACCATAACTGCCACGTCTACTCCTGCCTGCTGATCGACAATGACCTCCCGTACCGCTGGCGCGGCCGATACAACGAGGACACCGACCTCTGCCTCCAAGTCCTGTCGGGCGGCTACTGCACCGTCCTCGTCAACACCTTCATGATCGAGAAAATGCGGACCATGACCATGAAGGGCGGGAACTCAGACCAACTCTACCAAGGCGACGGCCGCCTCAGGATGGCCCGGTCGCTCGAACGAGTCTGGCCACACGTGGTTTCGGTCGACCGCCGCTTCCAACGCCCCCAGCATGTCGTCCGCGACTCATGGCGGAAATTCGACACCCCACTCAAGCTCAAACCCGGGATGCCGATCCACACCGAACCGGACGACCGCGGGATGAAGTTGGTGATGGTGAAGCCACCGAAGTCGAAATACATGCAGCAACTTCTGAACGAATTCCCGGCCGACCCGCCTACGTGACATCCGCCCCCTGAGTGGTAAAGTCCCCAACCGACCCAATGATCAACCCAGCATGAGCACCCCTCGCAACGCAACTCAGAAAGCCGAAGACGTCGCCTTCATCGCCAACCTGCGCCTTCGGCGTGTGACCTACAAGGACTGCCTCGAACTCATGAACGCGCGGCCGCACCGCGAGCCGATGTCGTGGGCATCGGTCCGGCGGATCGCCAAGGAGGCCGAGGACATGTGGAAGAAGGATGCGATCGCCGCCATCGAGACCGGGAAGGCGGAAATGCTGGCCGAGATCGAGTTGGTCCGGCAGGAGGCATGGGCGCTGTACGAGGAATCCAAAAAGTCGAAGACCGTGAAGCGTGCCGAGAAGGCCGGTGCCGGCGACGGCCGCGAAGGATCGACAAAGCAGATCGTGACCGTCGAGGAACGGCTGGGAGACGTCAATGCGCTGAAGCTGGTGCTGGAAGCCCAAGAGCGGAAGGCGAAATTGCTCGGGCTGGACGCTGCCCAGAAGCAGGAACTGTCGGGCCCCGGAGGCACCCCGTTGGGCATCGGCACCCCGAAACTCACCGTCATCGTCAACACGCCCGTCGACGATCGACCGTGGCATGAGAAGGTGGCGGCCGTCACTGGCCGGCGCATCGACCCCATCCCCGAACTCGAAGGCTGATGGCGGAACCGGGCGAAATCGTTCTCCAGTTGCACCCCAAGCAAAAGCTCGCGCTGGAATGCCCGGCGGACGAGGTTGTGTATGGGGGCGCGGCCGGCGGTGGCAAGTCCGGCCTGATGCGGGCGGCCAGCGTGGACTGGTGCATGAAGGTGCCCGGCCTGCAGGTCTATCTGTTCCGCCGCAACCGGATCGACCTCATCAAAAACCACTTCCAGTCGAGTTGGTCCTACCGGGACATCCTCGCCCCCCTGATCGCGACCGGCCACGCCCGGATCGTCCTGTCCAACAACCAGATTCGATTCTGGAACGGCAGCGTGATCCACCTGTGCTTCTGGCAGCGGGAGGAAGACCGGACCCGATACCAAGGTGCGGACATCCACGTTCTGCTGATCGACGAACTCACCCACTTCAAGGAGTCAGAATACCGGTTCCTACGCGGTCGTCTGCGCTTGGGTGGGTTGCCCATACCCCCCGGCCTCAAAACGCGCTTCCCGCGCGTCCTGTGCGGAACAAACCCCGGTGGCGTGGGGCATGTCTGGGTCAAAGAAGGCTGGGTCGACAAAGGCGAGTTCGTGGTCGAGCGCATGGACAAGACCGAAGGCGGGATGCTGCGCTGCTTCATCCCCGCCCGGACGGACGACAACCCGACGCTCGATGCCGACTATGAGGACAAGCTGTCCGGCCTCGGCGACCCCCTGTTGGTTCGAGCGATGCTCGACGGCGACTGGGAGATTGTGGCTGGATCGATGTTCGGGTCAACGTGGCGCCGCGAACTCCACACCTGCGACCCGTTCCCGATCCCGGCCGACTGGTCCATCTGGCGCGGGGCCGACGATGGCTTCGCAGATCCGCACGCCGTCGTCTGGATCACCAAGGACCCGAAGACCGGCACCCACTACATCATCGACGAACTCTACCGCTCCGGAATGCTCCCCGAGGATGTCGCCCGCAAGACCAAGCAGATCGACGCTCAGATCACCCGGGAAAGCCCGGAAGGCCCGGTGCCGAACCATCAGGCTATCACGGGAATCCTCGACTCAGCGGCATTCGGGGACACCGGCACGGGCATCCCGCGCGGCGTGGCCTTCAACAAGCTGGGCCTGTACTATCGCCCCTGCATCAAGTGGCAGGGATGCCGGGCGGCCTACGCACAGCACTTCCATCGCCTCATGGCCCCGAACCCCAAGACCCCGATCGCGGGCCAGCCGGGGAAATTCTGGCCGTCCATTCGGGTGTTCCGAAACTGCAAGGAATTCATCAAGCGGGTCCCGAACCTCCCGCGTGACGAACGCGACCCCGAGGTCATCGACGATGACGCCGAAGACCACATTTTTGACGCCGCGGCCTACGGTCTGATGTGGAAGACAAACGAGTTTCGGCGCGCCTCGAAGACGGGCCTCTGAAATCAATGACCGAGAATTATTTTTTCGCGTCCGAGTTTCGCCAAATCGAGAACGCCACTCGATTCTCGGGTCGGGGTCAAAAGAACCCGACCCGAAGCCTGCCCGACAAAAGATTGCAGAAAATGCGCAACTATTGTTTACAGCGTTGCGCAAATCGGGTATAGTTCACCTACCAACCCAACGAATCCATGAAGACCACGATCCTGACCTTTACCCGCGCCCAATTCGACTCCCTGCGCGACATGATCCTCACCAACGGCAAACCCGCCTACGACGAAGCCAACCAAGGCGATTGCGAGAATGGCCCGGAGGCGCCCGACTACCTCGGCCACCAGTACAACGAAATGACCGCGTGGACCGACACCGACGACATCATCGAAATCTGCGCCACGGTCGCCGGCAAACCCGAGATCCTGTTCATCGTCCATCCTGATTCCGACCCAGCGATCGTCGCCGAAATCCAGAACGGCCCACAATTCTAACCGCCCACCACCAACCCACCGCACCTATGAAAACCACCGCCATCGCGATCCTCAGCATCATCGTGACCGCTCAGTCAGTCTGGATCGCTCACCTCGAAATCAGCATTCAGGGAACGTCCCCGACGATTTTCGTGCGAAGCAATCCTGCACCCGCTGCACCCGCTGCACCCGCTGCACCCGTCGCAATACCCGCCGCCCTGCTGCGACCCAGCACCGAGGAAGAACAACAGCTACTCCCCCGGCTCGAAGAAGGCCAAGGCGACGGCGAGAAGGACTTCGACTTCCCGCTCCCGACCGAACCCCCGTTCGGGTCCGCGGACAGCAAACTGATCCCCCAGCCGGCCGACCCGGTGCCGATCGCATCCGCTGCACCCGCGAAACCGAAAGCCAAAAAGGCCCCGGTCGCGAAGAAGCCCGCCGCCAAGCCCGCGCGCATCCTCGCGAAGACGACCGCGAAGCCGAAACCGAAGGCCAAGCCCAAGGCAAAATAATTGATCAAAATGCGCAACTTGTGTTTACAGGTTGCGCATTTTGTGGTAGTATGCACCTACCAACCAATCCACCGAATCCATGAAAACCGTCCAAGACACCCTGCTCGAAACCATCTCCAAAATCAACGAGTGCATCAAGTCCGACCCGAACGCTCTGGTCTGCACCATGGAGGGTGAAGTTTCCCCCGAGCGCGCCTACTGCGAACTGATCCAAAAGCTGGTCGCGGCCGCCACCCTGTAACCGTCCACCCCGAACCCACTGCATCCATGTCCACCGAATCCAAACTCCACCCATTCGAAGCCGCCGGCATGGGCCACGGCCCCTACCGCTTCAACGGCGTGTTCGACCTCGCGGAAGCGATGAACCCCGACTCTGCCGCGAACTTCGGCAACATGCGCGGTGGGCTGAAAGACGCCCCCAACCTGAAGGCCGGCATGGGAACATGCGCCTGCTGCGGCCACGCCATCATGGTCATCTGCATCGTCGAGGACGGCGCTGGAGACCTCTGGGGTGTCGGGTCCGACTGTGTCCTCAAGACCGAGGAAAAGGCGCTCTGCGACAAAGCGAAGATCGCGGTGGCGGCACGCCGGAAGCAACTGAACCGCCAGAAGGCGCAGGCCAAGCGCCTCGCCCAACAGGAACGCTGGAACAATGCCCCGTCGACCGACTCGCGGGCGCTGCCGGGTGAAACCAACGGCGCATTCACGATCCGCCTTCGCGAACTCCAGAACGCCGAATGGGCCAAGCAGGAAGCCGCCCGGCAGGAATGGATCGCCCGCCACAAGGTCGTGTTCGACGCCTTGCTGGAAGCCCTGCGGTGCGGCGACCACTTCGCTGGCGCGATGAACGAGGTCCTGACCAACGGTCCGATGACCGAACGCCAAGCCGATTGCACCGCCAAGTACCTCTACCGCCGCGGCACCCCGGAACACGCCGCCCTCGCCCAAACCCTCTGCACCCGATGAACGCCCGCACCGAAACCACCGTCCAACACATCGGCGTCCAGAATGGCTTCGATGGCGAGAAATTCGACCTCTACAACGTGGTGGCGCCCGGCTGGCGGGCGAACGGCACCACGATCATGCTGCGGCAGGGAGCGCCACCTGAAGTCGTGCTCGAAGCCGCGGTCCAGAAGGTCGTGATGGTCGAGCAACAATCTGCACAGATTTGCGCAAAAATGATGGACAGATTGCGCAAAGTCGGATAGGATCGTCCTACCTCCCCCAACCAATCCAACGTACCCATGAAAATGAAATCCACGCCCTACCAAGTCGCTTCCCTCCTGCTCGAATTCGCCGCCCAGTATGGCGGGATGTTCGGGATGCCTGAACTCAGCAACACCCCGGCCGCCAGCGCGGTCCCCGACACGATCGGCGAAACCAGCCGGTGCAGCGCCCAGTGGAACGTCCGCCCGACCGGCCAGATGGCCGCCATGTGCCGCACCCTGAAGGTCGAAATCCTCCTGTACACGCAGGAAGCCCAAGTGACCGAATGGACCTCGCGCAAGCTGATGGTCGCCCGCGTCCGCCTCCGGTATGACCACAAGCTCGGCGGGTCGAACGGCTATGACATGGAGTACATCCTGCGCTGCGACAAGGGTGACGATGACGAACCGTATGAACTGCTCGACTTCGTGACCAAGGACACCTTCGGGGCGATCCAGCAAGACGCCTACGCGAACGTCCGCGAGATCGAAAAGAAACGCGCCGCGGCTTTGGTCCCTCCTGCCGTCGCGACCGAGTAACCGATCGAACCACCCGGGCGGGTCCGACCCCCGCCCTACAACCCATCCTCACGCCATGCCCGACGCCACAAAGATCCAAGTCCACCGGTTCCATGATCGAGTCGCGGTTTCGTTCTCGCCGTTCCGCCCGGACCTCCCGACCTACTACATCACGACCAAAATGGCGGACGAATTGGTCACCGCCTTGCAGTCCTGCATGAATGACATCAAGGCCGCGTCATTCGATCGCAGTCGATTTCCCACCACGATGATCGACCCGAACGAAGATCCCCGCGATGTCTATGGACGTCCTTGAACATCATGGAACGTCCTGAGACAATTTGATCAAAAGTTGTTTACAGGTTGCGCAAAATGCGATAGGATCATCCTACCCTCCAAAAAACACCAATCCAACGTAACCATGAACTCGACCGCACTTCAAGCTGGCACCCAAACAGGCTCACTCATCAATCATCTGATGAGCGGATCAAAACTCATCACCCCCGAAATTGGCATGGGCTGCACCATGCTCGGTTGGACCGATCGACACGCTGCGACAATCGTCGAAGTGAAACGCGACGGTAAGCTGATCGGGATCAAGCAAGACATCGCGACTCGGACCGACGACAACGGCATGTCCGACTCCCAATCGTATGAATTCACACCAAACCCCGAGGCTGGCGTCCAGTGGTACAGCTTCCGGCCCAAGGTCAACGCCTTCGTGCGAGTAGGTGATTCGGTGCGCGGTGCTCGCCTGCTGGTCGGCCATCGTGAAGAATACTACGACTATTCATTCTAACCATCCACCGGGGCGGGGTTCGACCCTCCGCCCCACATCCCCCACACCCACACCCATGAAACCATTCTCCATCTGGACCCGCCGCTACACGCCGGCCATCGAAATCAACGAAGTGCGCCACCTCGAATACCGCCGCGACCTCATGGCCTTCGGCCGTTGGGTTTGCAGCTTCGACCCCGACCACAAGACAATCCTGATGCGCCCGTACGGAATGCAATCCATGCGGACCTACATCGCCGACGGCCACCACACGCTCGACCTGCCATCCTTCTCCTAACATCCCACCACCCCACCATACCCATGAACGTCTGCAATGATCCTATCGCCGTCGAATTCACCGAAACCCGTGAGGACGGGGCAGGCACGGTTCGCCTGATCGCCTCGACCCTGAAACAGAAGGTCCGGCTTTTCGACCACTTCAAGCTATTCAGCATGGAAGACCCCACCCAGATGATCGCGATGGCCGAGGCCTTGCAATCGCCTGAGCCGTATGTCCACGAACTCACTTCGCCGCCAATGAACACGGGCGAGGAAAAGACCTTCTGTGGTTCGAAGAATAAAGGCTGGTTCCTTGAGACCGTGACGCTTGACCTCGAATGGACTGAGCCATACTTCAAGCTGTTGAACCATCGCACCGGCTACGTCGGCACCGGCCTGCTGCCTGACATGGACCTGACCGGCGCGGACGGCTGGCAAAACATCTGCCACACGCACTTCACGAAATCGCGCCAGATCGTCCAAGGTCATTTCGTCGCCGAGTACGTCGACCAATCAAGCGACTGGGACGGGCGCAAAGCCGCCGATCGCGCTCCGAACGCTTGCCTGCGGCATGCCAAGTACGATGTCGGGGTCACGCTCCACGAACCCGAATACATCGAATGCGGCAACCTGTTCCGTCGCAACCCGAACTATGCCACCGGCCGCGAGAAATGGAGCACGGGCGTCCACAGCGAGGAAATCTGGTGGGCCATCTGCGACTGGTGGCTGAATCATCACGCGAACGACACCCAGCGGGCGCTGGTCCAGCGGTCGCACGAAATCAACAGCAAGAACCACCGCGGCGTGTCCGACCTCCACAACCATCGCGGGTACGGCAACCTCCGGTGGTCATGGCACCACCATGAGGTCAAGTGGGAAGACTTCCACACCATCACCGAATTCGACTTCGACCAACCCAAGCACTATTAAATGAAACCCGCACAAATCACCACCGCCCTCGAAAGCATCCTCGCCAAAGTCACCGCGCTGCCGTACGAACCCGAAGTCAGCGCGATCCTTCAGACCGCTATCAGTAGGATGAAGCGGATCGAAGAACGCCACGAGGAAGGCGATCGAGCCATAGCGCGCAAACGCTTGAAGCAAGACCCTGTCGACCGCGAATGGCTCGACGCTGCCAAGACCCTATTCGGTGGCGTGGAGGAAATCGCTGCCGTCATCGACCGCGCCCCCAAGACCGTCTATGGCTGGTTCCAAGGTCGACCGATCAGCGATCGCCATGTCACGACCATCCGCAAAGCCCTGTAACTTCACCCCGCACACTCATCCAACTACCATGTCCGAAGACACCATACCCTACGAAACCGTCCAGCCGCCCGAACGCCCGAAGATCGTCCGCAAGCAGATCCCGCCCCATGTCAAGGCGGCGCTGTCGCTGGAGGTCTTCCCCGTTCGAGGCGACCTGCAAGAACGCCTGACCGAAGACCACATCGCGGTCATCGACGAACTCGCGAACCGGCACGGCATTCCCTACATGTCGGTCCGCAACTTCCTGCTCAAGCTGGGCTACACGATCCCGTCGAAACACTCGGAGGAATACCGTCAGGCGATGCGGCAGAAGCGGGAGCAGGAATCCGGCGTGGTCGAAGACCCACTGGAGCAGATCCAGCGGGACATCGCATGGATCAAGGCGGCGATCGCGAAGCTCATCCCGCCGGAACAAAATTGATCAAAGTTGTTTACAGCTTTGCGCAAATCGGATAGGATCGCTCTACCAACCCACTGCACCCATGATTAAGACCATCCAACGCAAAGCCCTTGCCGAAACCTTCCCGACCGACCGCGGCGACCTGCCATCGGTCGACGCCTCTGACCTCGGCCTTAAGCCCGGCGAATGGCCGACAACCATTCGCTTGATCGACTCCGAATCCACCGGGCGGCAATTCGCCACCGGCACGCAGGTCGGGTCCGTGATGGACCACGGCGAACTCACCGGGGTCATCTACTACGCGTCCGAATGGGCGCTGTCCTTCGTGGTCGTGAACGACTAACCGAACCCTTCACTCCACCGCACCCATGAACGCACTCATCCTCATCGGTCACCGCCCCGGCGGCCCAGCCCAAGCCTACGGGTTCGGGGGATGGGTGGCGCTCGAATCCGTTCCCACCAACATGCACGGCTTGATCCTCACGCCGCTGGACGGGATCGAGGCTTACGCGGCGACGGTTCGCCGACGTTACCCGACCCACAAGCTCAGCGCGATGACCACCGCCGACTTCTTGAAATCCCGCACCAACCCATGAAAGACGACTCCACCACCATGATCGTTGCGCTGATGCGCACATTCCCGAGCCTGCAGCACTACGCGAACCAAGTCGGCGACCGATTTGACCCGCAGGAAGTCCGTGACCTGTTCCACCTTGGCAACCACGGGTCCGGCGCCACCCACGCGATGAACTTCATCCTCGACCTCTGGGCCGGCACCACACATCGCTTCGACCTGTTTGCCGCCATGAACGCTTGGGACTACCACCACAAAAAGGCCTTCGCGGCATGGGCCGCCAACCCCGTCCAGCCATGAGCGAAATCATCGAACTGACCTCCGGCGACTTGTCGACTCTCTGGCGCGCCGCCAAACGGCTCGATCGCGAGGCCGACACATGGGAGGACGGGTGGTGCATCACGAAGGACGGTGAGCGCGTGTGGCCTGATCCTCCGCAGGACGAGCTTCAGGCTGAAATGGAAGTCCGCACCATGGGGCTCCGAACCTCCGCTCGAATGCTTCGCGAGATGGCAAAAAAACTGAGCCGCAAGGCTGAACTTCCCTTCGATACTTCCGACGAATTATGACCCCGCTACCACCCACCGACCTCCGACAACTCCACGCCGACACGATCCGGGCACTGTCCGAAAATCGGCGCAAGCACGACACCCTCCGCACCCAGATCCTCGAAATGCTCGCAGAGGCGCTTCGCCTGATCCGCGAGACCACTGACTGGTCGATCGGTGATGTGGCCGATGTGGCCGGCTGTTGGCCCCAGCAGATCCTTGAGATCGAGCGCGGGATGTACCCGCCGACCCTGCCGCAGATCGAAGCCTACCTCGCGATGCAGCGCAGGACCGACATCCGAAAGCAGGCACGCGCCCAGCGATCGACCGAGATGGTCATCCATCTGTGCATGCTGCCGAGCAACCTTCGCACGAACCCGCACCCGGCCGCCGCCTGCGGGGCACCCAAGGACTCGTTCCTCGGGGTCGCCTCCGACGTCACCTGCCCGGCCTGTATGGCGACACGGGCCTATCAGGCGACCATGGGAGCAATCAGGAGGGAAAAGCCATGAGCGCCTTCGGATGGTCCTACCCGCCCGGGTGCAACGGCACCCCGTTTGACGACATGGACGAGGTCTGCCAAGTCTGCGGTGAGACCGAAACCAGATGCGTCTGCCCGACCTGTCGCCAGTGCGACGAGCGCGGCAACCCCGAATGCTACCACGAACTCGCCACCACGCGCTGGATCGGGACACGGTTCCACGTACCACCCCATCGGCACCTCACCGCCACCCAATTACGCCACCGACACGCGGCCGAAAAGAAAGCCGCCGAACAGCAACGCTGGGAAGATGCCCAAGCTGAACTGTACGGCACCGAAGATCCCTTGCCCGACGACCTCTATGATTGAACAACGCCTTGTCGTTTCCCGCCGCAGTTGGCTGGATCGTGGAAAGCTGAACCCCGACCGTGTCGAATCATTGCTGGTTCGAGGCCGCACCAAAAAGGACTGCCTCGAAATCCTGAGGGTTCACGGCCATTGCGGTCGACTGAGCGCCCACCACATGCGCAACTACGGTTCGATGTGGGGGACCGACATCATCCGACCGGAGCACGAAGGTCGAGGCCTGTGGTTGACCAGAGACCCGAACAGCCGCGAACTCATCCCCGTCTGGATCGAACCACCACCAATCGTCCTATGAGCAGCATCCTTGACCCCATTGACCCGACCCCGCGTTCCCGCGTGTTCGTGCGCCTGCGCCGCTCATGGTTCCGCACCGCGGCCGGCGTGGCGATGAAGACCGAGATGAACATCCTCAAGCGTCGATCGACGAACTGGGAATGGATCGAGGAAGACATTGGCGGCGCTGGCGCGGACGTCTTCATCGGTCGCATCACCAACTGGGGAGCGATGCCCGACGGCATCTATGAACTGACGATCACGAACCCGTGCCGGGACTTCGAGACTGGCATTGTGGAGGATTGGGACTATGAACTGGTCCCGCTGCCCGTTCCGTTTGCACCATTCACCTGAAACCAACACCACCATGCTCGAAATTGAAGAATCCATCGTCACTGAAATCCGGGAACGCCGCGACCACGGCCGCGCCAAGTACGGCAACACTATGGAGCGCACCGACCTGACGCTCCCGCAATGGCTCCAGCACCTGAAGGAAGAACTGCTCGACGCCTCCATCTACATCGAAAAGTCGATCCGCGAAGCCAAGGCTGACCCTACGGATCGGTTCGACAAAAAGCAGATCGAGGAACAGTCGGCGATGATCCAGAAGCAGGCGCGCACGATCAACTCCCTGAGCCAATCCCAGCAGACCGACCGTGCCACCATCGTCGACCTGCAAACCAAGCTGCAGCAGAGCAAACAGGAGGCCCAAGTGCTCGGGTCACAACTGATGGGTTCCCGCGCCCGCGCCGACAAGGCCGACATCGAAATCGAAACCTTGAAGAAGCAACTCGATGATGCCCGCGTCGAAGCCATCAACGCCAATTCCGCCGTCGAAGGTCTCACAAAGGACAACGAACGACTCGGGGAACAATGTGGCCAACGCTTCAAGGAGTCCGTCGAATCCGCCGCCGCCGTCCAGACCGCGATGGAGATGCTGAACGCGATGCGGCTGGAACGCGATGCACTCCAGAAGCGCCTGACCGCGACCGAAAGTGTGCTCGAAGGGGCTGGCTGGGTGCGGTGCGTCGGGCCAGCCAACTGGAAGGCCCCGGTCAACATGGAGGCGTCGAAGCAGAACGCACTGGTGTCGAAACTGTACAGCAAGCTGATGGCGATCCGGTCGCTGCTCCACGAACAGCACCCGGCCGAATGGCACATGGAACCGCCGCTCCGTACATCGATCGAGCAGCACGAACTCGAAACGATCGCCGCGCTCTGCAGACCATGATCGTCACGCGCCTTGTCCAGATCCCGCCCCTCGGGCCGGATTCCCGCCCGCCCGACATCCACGCCTTGACGATCGAGGCCATGCAGGAAGTCGAACTGGAAAACGGTGGGGCCGTCCGGTTCCATTGGTCCAGCCTCCACACCCACCCGTCCTCCATGACGCTACGTCTGGTCTACTGCGACGGCCGGCGCGAGCCCGTGGTCGCCACCACCCCCTGATTGACACACGCGCCCCACTGGCCTCCAGTGGGGAATGATCCAACCGACTGTTGTTGTCTCGGCCAAGAAGGACCGAGAAGGCCTGTACATCGGCCGGGCATTCGCCGGCTTTGAAGCCTCCCCGTTCCTGAACCCGTTCAGCGTCGGGGAAGACACCCCGCAGAATCGCATCGAAGCGGTCTGGAAGTTCACGAAGTGGTTCCTGAACCAACCGCAGCGGTTCGAGCTCGACCAGATCCGCAACGCCAAGCAGGTGGTCTGCTGGTGCGCGCCGAGCCTGTGCCACGGTCACGTTCTGGCGTGGCTGGTTGCCCACCAGAAGTTCCGCGGTCCGTGCGTGATGTGCGGGGAACCGATGGTCTCGAAGATGAATGGGTTTGACCACGGCCCCCATGTGGCATCGTACTTGGTCTATGAGCAGGGCGAGTGTCGCAATCCCCCGTGCCGACACTACCGGTTCACCCACACCGCCAACATCACCAAAGAGACCATCCCGGCATGGGCCGCCGAACATTATGACTGACGACATCGACCCAGAGCGAGGCGCCGTCCTCGATCGCCACATCAAAGGACTCGGGAAGCACTTCGATTGCGTTCTGATCATCGGGTCCTACATGGACGAACTCGGTCGAACGAAGTCGCTCGAAATCGGGCACGGGAACCACTATGCCCGGATCGAGATGGCCCGGGCCTACGCCCGTCGAAACGACGACCGCGAACTGGCCGGGCACCTTGCGGTGGCGCTTGACGCCGTGGTCGAGGACATCGACGATGACGAAGACAACGATGACGACGAAAAAGTGAGTTGACGGCGGGTCTTCGTGGTGGACGATGCCGCCAGTGGTAGCCACTCTTGGGAGGGAGGCGGCACCGCGAGCGAGACCCCGGAACGGCTTTGAAACCCGTTCCGGGGTTTTTGTTTGTCCGGGCGACCCATCGTGCTATCGGTTGCGATGCCCGTCTCTAATTGCCACCCCACCCACCAATCAGCAGTCGACCGCTGGCGCCAGATCCGCGACTGCATCGACGGATCGCAGGCGGTGAAGGAAGGGGGAACCCTGTATCTCCCTTCGCTCGGGTCCCACACGGATGTCCCGGGTGCCTATGAGGCCTACAAGAAGCGCGCCCTGTACTTCAATGCGACGAACCGCACCCACGATGCGCTGCTCGGGTTCCTGTTCCGCAAACCGCCGGTCGTCCAGCTTGGCCCGAAGGACTCGAAGGCCACCCTGATCCCCGAGAACGAAGTCGCGAACATCGACCTGTCGGGCAATTCCATCACCGACTACTCCCGGCTGGTAGGCGACGATGTGGCGAGCGTCGGGCGCGCCGGCACACTGATCGACTGGATTCTGTCGGACGGCGTGGGCCGCCCTCGGTTCACGTTCTATTCGGCCGAATCGGTCATCAACTGGCGCGGGCAGATGGTGAACGGGAAGATGCTCCTGACGATGCTGGTGCTGAAGGAAGTGGTTCGGGTGGAAAGCTCCGCGGACGAATTCGATGAACCCGAGGATGTCCAGTACCGGGTGCTGCGGCTCACGGACTCGGGTGTCGAGGTCGAGGTCCACACCGGGATCAAGGAAGATCCCAATTCGGATGTCCCGAAGCGCGGTGGGCAGGGGACGGGCGTGCCGTCCTTCGCGATCGAAAAACTCCCCCCGATGACGCGTCGCGGGCGACCCCTCATGGAAATCCCGTTCGTGTTCCACAACGCCGACCACATCGGGATGGACATCGGGATTTCCCCCCTGTATGACCTCAGCGAAGTCAACATCAGCCACTACCAGACCAGCGCCGATGTCGAGAACGCCAGCCACGTTCTGGGAGTCCCGACCCCGTACGCCTTCGGGTTGACCAGCGGTGGCGAACCCGTGAAGGCGGATCTACTGTACCTCGGCGGGCCGGCGTGGGTCAGCGACAACGCCGATGCCCAAGTCGGGTTCCTCGAATTCACCGGCCAAGGCCTCGGGGCCCTGAAGGATCGACTGGCCGAAAAGCTGCAAGCGATGGCGGCGATCGGCGCGCGGATGATCGAACCAAAGCAGGGGGATGCCGAGGCATTCGAGACGGTGGCGCTCCGGGCGACCAGCGAGACCTCCGCACTGGCCAGCATCGCCTCGTTCATCTCCCGCTCGATGACCGATGCCCTGAAGTGGTATGTCTGGTGGACATCGACCGAGGACTCCTACGAGGACATCAAGGACGTCCGGTTCGAGATCAACCGCGACTTCGTGGCGACCCGCCTGCAGCCGGCCGAACTGACCGCCCTGCTCGCCGCATACCAGTCCGGCGCCATCTCGTTCGAGACGATGTTCTTCAACTTCCAGCGTGCCGACCTGTACCCGCCGGACCACGACCTCGAAACCGAACGCGCCGCGATCGACGAACAACTCCAGATGCCGATCCCGGGCGCCCGCGGCGAAGCCTTCAATGCCGAGCGCGAGGACGCCGCAGCAGAGGCCGACGCCGAGGAAGATCCCGAGGAAGACCCGACATTCGGCAAACCGGCGGCGAAGAAGGCGGCGAAGAAAGCGGCCAAGAAGGCGGCTGGAAAACGCCCGCCGGCCGAGTAACGGTTGGGGATGCCCGACCAGACCGACGAGATCGTCACCCATACCCTGAGCATCCTGCGTGTGGCCGCCGGCCTGCGGCGGGAAGCCGTGGCGGTCCTGCAAGACTTGCAGGCCGCACTGATCGCGAAGATCGAGCGCATCGCTCCAGACACCCTCAAGGGCCGTCGAATGCGAGCCCTGTTGGAACAAACGGACGAGTCGATCGCAGCCGCCTACCGCGATGTGGAGGTCAACCAAGACGCCGGCCTGCGGGCGATCGCCGGGCTGGAAGGGAAGTTCGCCATCAAGACCCTGAATGGCAAAATCGGCGTGCCGCTCATCAGCGTGGCGATCCCCGAGAAGGTGGTCGAGGCGGTGGTCGACGGCGACACGATCTTCGGGCACTCGGCCAAGTCGTGGTGGGACCAGCAGGCAGAGGATCTTCGCTTCAAGTTTCGCGGTGCCATGCAGCAAGGAATCCTGATGGGTGAAACCGTCGACCAACTCGCCCGCCGCGTGCGCGGCACGAAGGTCGGGGAATTCAAGGACGGCATCATCCCGTCCGGCGATGCGACAGGCCTGATCCCGAAGAAAAAGCGCGAGGCCGAGGCACTGGTGCGATCGAGCGCCATCGCCATCTCGAACGAAGCCCGCCTGCGGTCCTACGAGGAATTGTCGGATGTCGTCGGGGCCATCCAGTGGGTGTCGACGCTGGACTCCCGCACGACCGATATCTGCAAGGCGCTGTCCGGCCTCAAGTGGTCGCTGCCCGACTACAAGCCGATCGGCCACACCAAGGTCTTCCCCGGCCCGACCGCGCATTGGAATTGCCGCTCGACCCAAGTGGCGGTCACGAAATCATGGGACGAACTGAGTGGGAAAAAGCTCCCGTCCCTCGGCGACAAGACCGTGGAGGCCCGGATGAAGCAACTGCTCCGGAAAGAGGGATGGTCGGAGGAAAAGCTGGAACAGGTGAAGGTGAATGCCCGTGCGTCGATGGACGGACCGATCAGTCGGGATGTGACGATGGACAAATGGATGGAAGGGAAGTCGGACTCGTTCCTGAACGAAGCCCTCGGGCCCGGCCGGGCGGCGCTTTTCAAGGAGGGAAAGATCGCGCTGGCGGACCTGACCGACCAGTCGAATCGACCTCTGACGCTCGCCCAACTGAAGCGACTGTGAGGCCGATTCTCGGGTCGGGTTCTTTTGACCCCGACCCGAGCGACGGGTGACGAAAGATTGCACAAAATGCGCAAAAGTTGTTTACAGGTTGCGCATTCTGGTGTAGTATCTCCTTACCAACCAATCCACTGCATCCATGAAAACCGACATCACCGCCATCCTGACCGCCCTGAACGACCTCGCCTTCCGCGATGCTTCCTTCACCGATGACCTGATCGGCGTCGAACGCTTCCTCCGCACCGTCGGAACCGCTGAACTGATCGTGACGATCTTCAGCAACGAGAAGATTTGCGTGACCCTTCGCGACAAACCCGCCCCGCAGCCCGCCGCGATCCTCTGGCACATCGAATTCCGCAACAACATCCCGGCCTACATCATCACGGCCGCGATCGAAGCCGCCATCACGAAGTCCTAGCCCGCCCCGTCCCATCCCACACTCCACCGCACCCATGAACAACAATCTCGAAACCGGCCTCCGCGCCCTGCCGACCATCTCGACCTCCTGTGTCCGCGAACTCCTGCGCCCGATCGTCCAAGCGGAAGAAGCGATGGCCGCCGACAAGGCCGCCTACGAGCAGGCCGTCCGCAGCCTCGCCCACGAAATCATCGCCGACCCGGCCGCCGGAAGATTCTCGGACGGCTGGACGACGGCCGAAGTCCTCGCGACCGACCTCGCGTTGGTCCCTGAACTGGTCGACGAAATCCGCATCATCACCAAGCGATAGTCCAACCCACGAACCCACCGCACCCATGAAGACCGTCATCCTCAAGAACCGCCTGTCGGGCAAATACTACCTCCGCGGCGCGCACTTCACCGCCGATCTGGAGATCGCCACTCCTGTCGGGGTGCAGAGCCCCGAATACGCGCTCATCAAGCACACCTACGACTTCGAGAACGTCGAGGAAATCGAACACGCGCCCCACACCCCGAACGCCGGGTGGCGGCATGACGGGTATGGCCAGTGGATCTTGAAACTGAGCCGGACGATCGACATCCGGGTCTTCCAGCAACACGGCCAGCAAGGCGACCCGACCCCGCGCGCATGGCAATACGTCCTCCCGTGGGGCCGCAGCAAGGCGATCTTCACCACCGCCGACAACGCGAAGGTTGCCGCCGAGCGCCACGCCGTCATCGGTGCCCAAACCATCATCGACCACCTCAGCAACAACACCCACTACAAGCCATGAAACCGACCACCAAGAAACCCACCGTCAACTTCAAGCCCCTTCGCAAAGGATCAACCCTCGGATTCTTCTATCTGAACGGGGTGAAGATCGGGACCGACGAAGCATGGAAACTCTGGCAGGCAGGGAATGCCGACTGGACCCAACGGGCCTACACCCGGATGGCCGCGAACGTCATGGACGGCATCGTCAAGTAACCCCACCACCGATCATGGAAACCGACCCACTCCAAGACGCCGAAACCATCATGCTGCTCGGCGTGATGTCGGCTCAGTACATCGATCGGATCAAGGCTCGCGACCCCGACACGATGCACCTGCTGCTGATGATCCAGTCATCCATGGTCGAAACGGTCATGCAGACCCACGCGGCGATGCAGGCCGCCGACCACACGTTCGCGATCGCAGCACTCAAGAACCCTACGCTGGCCCGCCGAATGGCCCACAAGACCTTCGAGCAAACCCCAGTGCCGGAACTCGCCCGCTACATGTCGCTGATCGCGATGCGGCAGGGGATGGATATGAGCAATCGGCCAAAGCTCGCGCAATGGATGGACGACGAATGCCGACGCTGGGTGATGGAGCAGGGGAAGCAGGTCATCGCGAGGGTCAATGGCCACGCCAAGGCGTTGGTGAACAGCCCGCCGCACGGTTGACTTCGATTCGATCGAACGGATAATGGTGCCATGAAGATTGGCACGGTCCTGAGCATCGACGCTCCCCGCTGCAACCTTCGGTTCGACGGCTACCAGAGACAGCTTTTCGGGCCCGAGGTTTCGGTGTGGACGATGTTGTGCCCACGGTCCGAATGGAACGGCACCCGGCTGTACTGCCGGAAGGGGGCGCGTCCTAGCGAAGTGGAGCGGGCGGCGGCAGAGCGGTTGCAGAAAACCCTGCCATTGTGCGCTTGACTCGGTCGACCGATTCGCATTCTGTCGGCCATGCTCAAAAAATCCTATTCGTCGGAGGCCGAAATCCCAGAAGGCCACAAAGCGTTCTATGCCGAGAAAGATGGCAAGTGGGTGCTGCAAGTTGAAGGCATGGTCGACGCCGACCGCCTGAAGGAATTCCGTGACGAGAACATCCGGCTCAAGCAAGAGCAGGAAAAGTTCAAGGACGTTGACCCGGCCAAGTACGCCGACCTGCTCGCGCGGTCGAAAGACCTCGAAGACGGCAAGCTGGTGAAGGCCGAGGGTCTGGAGGCCGCCGTGAACAAGCGTGTGGCCGAGGCGAAGGCCGCTGCCGAAAAGGCGGTGGCGGAAGCGAACAAGCGGGCCGACGAAGCCCAAGCTGCCCTCGCCCGCCAGCAGACCGCGATCGCGCTCCGTGACGCCGGCTCGAAGTTCGGTGTCCGCAAGGAAGCGATCGCTGACCTCGAACTGCGCGGCTCTGCGGCGCTGAAACTGGTCGACGGCAAGCTGATCGCGCACGACCCGATTTCCGGCCAAGCCCTGTATGACGACGATGCCCAACCGATGTCGCATGAGAAGTGGGTGGCGAAACTCACGAAGGAAGCCCCGCACCTTTTCGAGCAGTCCGCCGGCGCGGGCGCTCCCGGTTCCGGTGGATCTGGCGGTGGCTTCAGCGGCCTGAACCCATGGGCCTCGAAGACCATGAACCTGACCGAGCAGGGGCGCATCCTGAAGGAAAACCCCGCGCTGGCCCAACGCCTGAAAACCGCCGCCGGGGTCGCGTAGCCATGGCCGATCCAATCCGCCTTCCGTTCATGAAGGACACCCTCGGGGCTCCCGAGGGACAGCAGGAAGAGGTCGGGGTATTGCCCTGCCATCGGTCCACGAATGCCGTCCTGTCGGCGTGGCGCCTGAGCCCGGAAGAACTCGCGCACGTTCAGAAGACCGGCGTGGTGCTGGTCCACATCATGGGTTCGACGCACGCCCCGCTCGCGGTCGGCGTGATGGCGCCCGAAGAAAAACGTGCGACGGCCCTTGACGCCCCTGCCCCCAGTGGTACGGGTGGCGTGTCGCAACTCTGAGCGCCCCGGTGGGGTGTTCGGCCATCCGGTGGGTGGTGAATCCAGCGAACTCCTTTGCCGGGGTTCTGCCTCGGCTCAACCAAACCAAACACACCTTTATGGCCAAGACCCTGATCACCGATGTGGTGGTGCCGGAAATCTACATTCCGTACCACCTTGAACTGACCGCGCAAAAATCGAAGCTGGTTCAATCCGGCATTCTGGTCCGCGACGGTCAAATGGACGGACTCGCTTCCGGCGGCGGACGAATCGTCACCATGCCGTTCTGGCAAGACCTCTCGGGCGATTCCGAGATCATGAGCGAATCCGCGCCGCTGACCCCGGCCAAGATCGCCGCGACCTCCGACGCTGCCCGGATCCAGAACCGCGCCAAGTCGTGGTCGACCTCCGACCTCGCTGGCCACCTTGCTGGTTCCGACCCGATGCGCGCCATCGCTGGCCTGACCTCCAGTTGGCAAGCGCGGGATGACCAGACGATCGTTCTCGCGATCCTCAAGGGCATCTTCGCCGACGCCACCATGAGCGGCAGCGTGCTCGACATCGGCATCACGACCGGCACCGTCGACCAAGACAACTGCCTGACCGCCTCCACCTTCATCGACGCCCAGCAACTGATGGGTGACTCGAAGGAGTTGCTGACCGGCATCATGATGCACTCGGCCACCGAGGCGTTCCTGAAGAAGCAAGACCTGATCGAGTACATCAAGGACTCCGAAGGTGGTGCGACCTACGCCTCGTTCCGCGGTCTGCGGGTCATCACCGACGACACCTGCCCAGTCGATACCTCGGGCGATGTCGACAAATACACCACCTACCTGTTCGGCCAAGGCGCGCTGGCGTGGGGTGTGGACACCAGCCCTCGCCCACTGGACGGCGGCTTCGGCAACCACTACCTCGAATACGCCCGCGAGTCCCTGTCGCACGAATCCTACCTCATCATGCGCCGCTGGTTCATCATGCACCCTCGCGGTGTGAAGTGGGCCGACGGTTCCGTGGCCGGCACCAGCCCGACCAACTCCGAACTCGAAAGCGCCGCCAACTGGGTGCGCGTGTACGAGCGCAAGAACGTGCGGATCGTCAAGGTCGCGCACAACATCCTCTAAGCCATAACCGGCTGAACCGGGGGGTGGGTGGGGAAATCCTGCCCACCCCCTTTTCACATCCAACCATCTATTCCAATGCGTTTTCTCAAGAAAGTCTCTGACATTGTTCGCCGTCTGCACGTCCGGGCCGCCGCCCCGACGGTAGGCATTCTTCGGATCGCTTCGAACGTCGCTGACGGTGAAACCATCACTGTCGGCACCACGGTTTTCGAGGTCGACACCAATGCGGCCATCACCGCCGGCCGTGTCGCCGTCGACTGCTCCGGTGGCGTCACCCCGACCCTGTTCGGGACCGCCTTCGTGGCCGCCTTCAACGCACAGAACCTCGGTCTGCTCGCGGTGAAGATCAGCGCCAACGTCGTGGTGATCTACGACAACACCCCGGGCGGTGGAGCGACCCTCGCGACCACCGAAACTCTGGCCGGCGCCAACAACGGATGGGGTGCTGCCACCCTCGTCAAAGTCGGCGTCCCGCAAGACGAGTTCAGCACCGTCATCCAGTCCCGCGCCGCGAACGCGGTCGAGGAAGCGGCCGAAGTCATGGTGTTCGGGTTCCCGTTTGCCCCGACCGCCTACACGGTCGACGTCCGCACCGCGGCCGGTGTGGCGCGAGCGTGGGACGGCGCAGTCACGGTCTCGGGCAACCTGCTTGTCCTGACCTCCAGCGGCACCACCGACATCGTCAACACGAACGTCGTGACCGTCGTCGCCCGATAACTCCAACCCTGAAACCCCCGACCATTTTCCCATGCCCTACGCTGCCATTGCCTTTCAGGAAAAAACGACCGGCGAGATCCGGATCGCTCACTATTTCAGCCCGACCAAGTCGCCGTTCTGGACGACTCCCTTCGGGGTGACGGTGGACGCACCGGGGACGATCGCGAACTGGAAGGTGTGCTGATCGCTTGATTTCAGCCCACCCACGAATGAGGATGGCGGACCATGAGCAACCACACTCCAGTCCGCTATCCTCTGCCTCCCGGCCACACGGTCATCGAGACCTTCAAGCCTCGGAAACCCCAGCCGGTCATCGACCTCGCTGCCGAGGTTGCAAAACGCAAGGCTCGCGCCGAAGCCCAAAAGGCCGCAGAATCGCGCCAGAGCGCGCCAGACCCCCCGAGGGTGGAAACTACCACCCCCACCCCTGAAACGCCGGCTCCTGCCAGCGTGGACGAAAGCCCGGCCCCCGTGGTCGAACTTCCCCCTCCAGACCTCGACCTCTCAGACTTTCCCGGCGCAGAATCGCCCGCGGCCCGCAAGGCCAAGCTCCGCAAAACCACCTAAGCCATGCCTGTCACTGTCATCGTTGAAGACGGAACCATCGTCACGGATGCCAATTCCTACGTCGACCCGACGGCGGCGGTGGCGACCGATTACTTTGCCGCGCACCTGTGGGCGACCGCATGGACGGCGGCGACTGCCGACCAGAAGGCCGGGGCCGTCATCATGGCGACTCGCTACATTGACGACCTCATCACATGGAAGGGGAATCGGGTGGAGTCGACCCAGCCCCGCGCGTGGCCACGGGAGAACATTTACCTGAACGGCGATTGGCTGGCCGACGATGCGATCCCGCTCGACATCCAGCACGCGGTGCTGGAAACCGCGCTGGCGTTCCTGACCGGCAACCGGGTGTCGGACACCGCGAAGTCCGCCGGGGTTTCGAGCATCGCGCTCGGTAACGGGGCGCTCGGGCTCGAATTCAACCAGCCTGACCCGACCCGCAACCTGCCGATCATCCCGAATCAGGTCATGATGTCGCTGCTCAAGTATGGCGGCTCGATCGAAGGCGGGTTCCGGCAAATCCCAGTCTCACGCTAATGGCCCTCGACATCCCAGCCATCGCAGCGTCGGGCGTGGCGACCGCATGGTCGGTCGCTGAGTCCGTCCTGACCGACATCACGGTCCGGCAAGGCCCGACCCCGACCTACGACCCGGCCACGGACGAGACCACGATCGTCTGGGCCGACGAGACCACGGGCAAAAAGGCCCTGCTGTACCTCCCGAAGACCGAAGAAGTCGACGCTGCCGACCACAATGCCTTCGTGGAAGGGCGGATGAAATTCATGCTGGTGCGGGTGGCTGACTTCCCTGACCCGATCCTGAATGACTCCGAGGTCGAAATCGACTCGGTCATCTGGCAGGTGAAGTCCAACCAACCCGACCCCTCGAACACGATCAACGTCCTGACCCTGCTGCGATGATTTCCTTCAAGAACATGCGGCAGTTTGATGTCGACCTTGACGCCTTCGCGAACAAGCTCGGGATCGCTCGCAAGACCGTCTACCGCAAGGTGACGGTCGACTTGTGGACCAGCATCACCTTCGCGACCCCGGTGGACACCGGCCGCGCTCGGGCCTCATGGAACATCGCCAGCGGGACCCCGGACCCGAGTGTGCCGGATGAAGGCGTCACGTTCGCGAGCCCACCGCAACTCGACACCGCCGAAGTCGGGAAGATCACCGGCGAGACGGTGGTCTGGATCACCAGCAATCTCCCGTACATCGAACCCCTCGAACACGGACACTCAAAGCAAGCCCCGATCGGGATGGTGATGGTTTCGGTGGCGGAAGTCGTCGCCCGCATCCAACTCTACAACGAACAGACCATCACCCAATGAGCTTCGAAGTCACCCGTTCCACCGTCGCCAGCTACTTCTTCGACGAATGGGACCAGAGCGTCCTTCCGGTCATCCCGGAGAACAAACCCGCACCGGTCCAGACCGGCGCGTGGGGGCGCTTTTCGATCCTGCAAGGGGCGACTGAGCCAATGGAGATTGGCCGGGCGAGTGTGCGCGGGGTCGGATTTGCGGTGCTGCAGGTGTTCGTCCCTGAGGCCGGCGGCAGCAAAACCTTCACGGATGTCGCGGACGAATTCGCCGACATCTTCGACCTGCTCCGACTTTCCTCGCCCCCCACCTATATCGTCTTCGGGACCGCTTCGATCGTCGAAGCCGGGACGACGAAAGGTTGGATCCAGAAAAACATCCGGGTGGATTTTCGGCGCGACACGCACGCTTGATTTTCCGCCCCCACCCACCACCCTACGACCATGGCCACCACAGACGCTAACTACACCAGTCTCGCCTACGATCAGGAAACCTCTTACGGTGTCCTGCCGGGCTCCCCACAATTCCGCGCGCTTCGCCTGACCGGCGAAACACTCGGCCACGCCAAGGAAACCATCACCAGCGCCGAACTTCGCTCGGACCGTCAGGTGCCGGACATGGCCGAAGTCGGATCGAGCGCGAGCGGCGGGTTCAACTTCGAGTTGTCCCACCTTGCGTTCCGCGATTTCTTCGAGGCGCTTCTGTGCGGGACTTGGGTGGACTACAACATTTCGGCCGTATCGGGCGACTTCGACGCATCGTCCAGCACCTTCACCGCCACCACGCCGGGCGACCTCGCGGATGTGCCTGTCGGTGGTTTCGTCAAGTTGGCTGGCGCGACCGCCACCGGCAACAACGGCATCAAGCGGGTCATCGCGAATGACGGCGATGTCGTGACCTTTGCGGCTGGCGCGATCGCCGCGGACGCCACCGGGGAGTCGATCGACTTCACCTGCAAGGACCTCCGCAACGGTACCACCCGCCGTTCGTACACGTTCGAGCGCCAGTTGGTCAATTCGTCCGACCAGACCTACTACCAGACGTACCCCGGTTGCTACATCGGGCAGGGGACGCTGAACGTCGAGTCGAAGCAGATCATCACCGGCACCTTCAACGTGCTCGGGAAGTTCGGCGAAACCGACACCGTGTCGCTGAACACGAATGGCCTCGCGGCCGCCACCGGCACCCTGACCGCCACCGGCAATCCGTCCGACGGCGACACGGTCACGATCAACGGCAAGGTCTACACCTTCCAGACCACCCTGACGAACTCGAACGGCAACGTGTTCATCGGCGTGTCGGCATCCGCAACGCTCGACAACCTGATCGCGGCGATCAACCTCGCGGTCGGGGCCGGGACGACCTATGCGGCCGCCACCACCCTGCACCCGACCGTCAGCGCCGCCGCCGGCGCGGGCGATACCATGACCGCGACCGCGAAGACCGCGGGCACCGCCGGCAATGCGCTCACGACCACCAAGTCCTCGACCAACCTCGCGTGGGGCGCCGCGACCCTGACCGGTGGCACCGCCCACACCTACCTCGCCGCTCACCCGGGCGACATCCTGAACGGCACCAGCAACCTCGGAACCATCCAAGGGACCGCCGGCACCTTCACGGACAAGCTCCGCATCTTCGCCTTCGATGTGAACAACAACCTCCGGGGCAAGGACGCCTTGGGCGAGTTGGGCAACTTCGAGGTCGGACTGGGCACCTTCAGCGTGACCGGGAACATCAGTGCGTACTTCGCCAACAACACGCTGTACCAAGCCCTGATCGACCACGACGACAATGCCATCGGGATCACCCTGACGGACGGCGACGGCAACACGATCGCGTTCACGTTCCCACGGATCAAGTGGGGCGCGGGCAACCCGAACGCGACCGGGATCAACACCGACGTCATGCTCGACATCGACTTCACGGCCATCCGCGACCCGGACACTGGCGTGACGATGATCGTGAATGCTTTCGATGCGTAGCGTTTCGGGGGTTTCACTACGCATCGGACGGCGGCACCTATTCTGGGTGCCGCCGTTTTCGTTTGACGATCCAGCCGGCGCAGCGACGATCCGGCCACCATGGACATCTCCAAATTCAAAGTCGCCGAGGACAAAAAGGAAGGCACTTGGTTCAGCTACGAAGGCGCGGAATTCCTGATCGCCTACGCGCACCGCCCGACGTTCTATCGGGTCAGCGCCCGGATCAATCGGCGCTACCCCGAGCACAAGATCAAAGCTGATCCTGCGCTGAAACTCCGCAACGGGTGCGAAATCATGGCCGAGTGCATCCTGCTCGACTGGAAGGGGGTGAAGGACGGCGACAAGACGATTCCGTTCACGACCGACAACGCCCTGAAACTCCTGATGGAGATCGAGCCGTTCCGCGAATGGGTCGCCGAGACCTCCCGCTCCCTGACCGAATTCCAACAGGAGGCAGACGCGGAGGACGCGAAAGCCTTGAAAAGCGGCACTGGCGTGGAGTCTTAAGTGGGGGAAGGATGAATCGTTCCTACGCGAACTCGAAGAGGACGGTCGGGAAGTCCCGGCGCTTGCCGAACGACCGTCACTCACGGGAGTCCAAGACGCGGCCCTCGAACTGTTCTGGATGCTCTCAGCCGGGCGTCCAGTCGCGTTCGGGCCCGGACCGATCCCGGCCTCGGACATCCTGATGGTGGGGGAAGTTCACGGTTTTCCCCTGCCGTGGTTCTACCGGATGATGCGGGCGCTGGATCACGAATTCTTGCTCGACTCGATCGACAAGAAAAAGTCGAAGGAGAAGGCCGCCCCACCGCCGCGCCGCAAACGATGACCTGTTGCGGCTGGTGCCCCAGCGGGCTATCAGTCCGCCATGGACATCGCACGCCTCGGGGTCGCACTCGATCCAGCACCATTCATCAAGGGCGAGAAGGAGACTCGCGCCGCCATGGACCGCCTCAAGCAAGGGGCCGGCGACATGGCGACAAAGATGGACCGCGACGGCAAAAAGGCCGCCGGTTCCTTCAACGCGATGATGAGCGCCGCCCGTACGGCCGCGAGCGGGATTCGGTCCGCCTTCGATGCAATGTCCAGCGCGGTCGGAGTGTTCTCGCCAAAGCTCGGGTTTGCCTTGCAGGCGATGCGCGGTTTCGCGGGCGCCACGGGCGCTATGGTGTCCGGCCTCAAGAACGCCGCCAACGCCGCACAGGGGGCAGGGGGAGGCTTCCGTGCGCTCGCCGCCGCCCTCGGGTCGGTAGCCGCGATCGTCGGCACGGTGACGGTTGCCATCGGGGCATTGCTCGCCGTCGTGCTGCCGCTGGTTGTGGCGTTCAAGGCGGTGGGTGCCGCGTTCAGTATCTTCTCGGACGGCCTGCGTGGAGCCGCCTCGTTCGAGACTCTGAAGATCCGGTTTGCTGGTGTGCTCGGGTCGATGGAGGCCGCCGAAACCCGGATGAAGGAACTCGCCAAGCTCGCCGCCGACACGCCGTTCGAGCTTGAGGGTATCGCGAACGCCAGCCTGACCCTCGAATCCCTCACCGCGGGCGCCTATTCGTCGACCGCCGCCCTGACGGCAGTGGGTGACGCGGCAGCGAAGTCCGGCCAGCAGATCGATGTGACGGCCGAACAGATCGGGCGCATCTACGCGGGCCTGAAGACCGGGGTTGGGTTCGACGATCCGCTCCGCACCCTGACCGCCAAGGGGGTGTTTGCGCCTGAGGTCTACCAGCAACTCATGGCGATGAACAAGGAGGGGGCGAAGTTCGCCGATATGTGGAAGATCATCACCGACCAACTCGATCGAGCGGGCGGGTCGATGCAGAACCTTTCCGTGTCGTTCGAGGGTCGGGTCTCGACCATGAAGGACTCATGGGACGAATTCAAGCGCACCCTCGGGGAAGCGATCCTTCCGGCCGCCACCGATGTCGTGAAACTGATGACCGAACAGATCGGTCGCCTGACCGAGTACGCGAAATCCATCCAGCCCGAGATTCAGGCGATGGCCGATCAGGCGGTGGCATTCGTCCGCGTGCTGGGGAAGGAAGGCGGACTCGAAACCGCCATGCAGGCGGCCGGTGACACGCTGGAGCGAGCCCTTGACGAAGGTTTCACCGCGACGGCGACGAAGATCAATGCGTGGATCAAGGAGAAGTTCGGGATCGACCTGATGGGCGCGGTCGAGCAACTGTCGACGGCCAAGGTCTGGGACACGATCGAGAACGACATCATCCCGCGAATCGGCAAGGCGTTCGTGAACGCGATGATTAACGCCATCCTCGAAGGCCTGAATGCCGTCGGGGAAGCGATCCATGGGATGTGGGACAAGGTCACCTTCGGGATCGGTGGAGCCTATCGGCGCGGCGCGGAAAGCCTAGGGACGGCAGCGGTGGGGGCAGTCCAACAATTCAACACCCCGGCCCTTCCGGCGAACGTCGTGGGGGATTCCGCCAGCGCGGCGGCTTTCATGGCCGACCTGCCATTCACGGCCGACGACACCGTGCCGGCGGATGGTGCCAGCGGGGCAGAACTGCTTGCCCCGTTCGAGCAACGGACATCCGAAAACACGAAGGCGCTGAACAACCTGAACAGCACGCTGGATTCGATGCTCGGCAAAGCCCCAAAAGATTCCAGCCCGGTGATGCTCCGCAACCTCGACAAAGGGATGGAAGGTCCGAGTGCGGCGTTGTTCGGCGACCAGCCGACCGCGAACCAGTCGGCCCTCGGTGCCATGATGGACGCCGAACTCGACACGATGGCTCAGGATCGCGCCAAGGACAAAGGCAGCATGTCGTTCAAGACGCCCGGCGGCGGCGCGGCTTCGACCTTCATGCCGACGAAGCGCGCTGGTCGCGTGGGTGGCGGCGGGAAATCCGAGTCGGAGAAGATGATGGATGAGGGGGCGAAGATCACTGAAGACCTTCGCAGCCCGACCGAGGAAATGGAGGCGACGATCAAGAACCTCGAAAAGCTCCGGGACGCGGGTGCGATCAGCGCCGAAACCTTTGCGCGCGGCGTGGAAAAGGCCAAGGAGGACTACAACTCCGCGGTCGAGTCGATGTCCGAAAAGGGGAAGAAGGCCGCAGAAGACCAAGGGACCGCGCTGCAAAAGCTCGCTGCCCAGTGGACGGACGTTGCCAAGCGGGTCGACGAAATGACCGTCGGGATCGCCAACTCGATCGCCAGCAACATGACCAGCGCCATCACGGGCATGATCGACGGCACAATGACCGCCAAGGAGGCGTTCAGCAAAATGGCCGCCTCGATCGTGAACGACATCCTGAAAATGACCACCCAGATGCTTGTCCAGTACATGCTCGGGCAGGCCATGGGATGGTTCACCGGGGGCATCGGCGGTGGCGCCGGCGGCGCGGTGGCAGCGGTCGCACACGACGGCGGTGTGGCGGGGTACTCGACCGGGGAAAGCCGGACGGTGTCGCCGAGCGTCTTCACCGGTGCCCAGCGGTACCACTCGGGCGGCATGGTCGGTCTGGCCCCGGGCGAGGTTCCGATCATCGCCGAGAAGGGCGAAACCATCACGACCGAAGACCAAGAGAAGATGAAGGCCCGACTGCGCGGCGAGAAGACCTCGAAGCAGCAGCAGGTCGCGGTCACGAACGTGAACGTGGTCGACGCTTCGATGATCGACGAACACATCAACAAGAACCCGGATGCGATGCTGAACGTCATCAGCCGGAACAAAACCCGCGTGAAACAAATCCTCGGGGTGGCATCATAACGCCATGGCAATCCCAACTACCAACACGGCCGTCACGCTCTTTTCCTCCCAGCGGCCCGCTTGGGAGAAGGGAATCGAAATGGTGCAGGGTCACGCGACCCGGCTCTTTACGTCAAGGGCGGGGCTAGAGCAGCGGCAACAGGGGCGCTTGCGATCCCAGTGGAAACTGTCCTACACCTGCTACCTCGACGGTCTGGAGCGCGAAGAACGCGATCGGCGGAACCGGGCGGAATTGGTGGCCCCGGTGGTGGTGCCGTTCTGGCCCGAGGAAGCGATCGTCTCTGCGATGCTCTCCAATAGCGTCACGATCAGCCGCACGGCCACGGACGACTGGTTTGCGATCGGTGACTACATCTACCTCACCGACGGCACCACGGGCCAATTCCGGGTCATTTCCGGGTACGGGGTAAGCCTCCAGCAACTGACCCTTGAGGCAGTCGGATCGGAAGTCCTGTTCAGCGGCGGGGACTTGGTGTATCCGTGTCGCCTGTGCATCCGTGACGGGGGAATGGCCGAGCACATCGACGACACAGATTTTTCCCTGTCCGAAGAAGTGCGCTACCTCACCCTATGAGCCTCCAGTTTGACCTGCTGACCCACGTTCCGGACTTCCTGCGTCCCCCGAACCGCACCACCAGCACCACCCATCATCGGACTGGCCTGTCGACGGCGCGGGAGACGATGGCGTTCCCGCAACGCACGCCCGACATCCTGTTCAGCTACCGCTACTCCTTCACCGAGCGATTGGCGCTCCAGCAATTCAAGGAGTTCTTCCGCGACAAGGGCGGGCGGACATGGGCGTTCTTTATCCCGTCATGGCGGCGCGACATCACCCTGATCGACCCGGTGCTGGCCGGCGAGAAGCAGATCGAGATTTCCAGCCCGGACGAAGACTATGAGGCGCGCCACCTGACCGACACGGACCCCGAGCATTTCGGGCGGTTCCTGTTCTTCTGGAAGGACGGCGAAGACCCATGGGCCACGGACGTCATCCGGGTGCTTCCCGGCACCGCGGACGGTCAGGAAATCCTCGACCTCGACCTCGAACTGCCGTGGGACATCGACGACCGCACCGTCATCGGGTGGTGCCACCTCGTCCGCTTCATGGACGACCAGATCCAGTGGCAGCATTGGAGTCCCGACCACGCCGAGACCGAAATCGGGTTCCGGGCGACCCGCCGCGCGAACCAGAACACGATCACCCAGCCGATCACGCAAGTCGACCAGTACGGCCAGCTTGGATTCACGACCTGCACGCTCGCCCCGGGCGAAGTCCTGCCGGTCACGAACCGGGTTGGCTACGGGCTGGGCCCGGACACACTCCACAACACGCAGGACGACCCCTACCGGATCAACTGGGCGGTCTATACCGCGACCGACGGCAGCGTGCGAATCCGCAAAGCGATCCCGCCCGCCAACGAGGTCATCTGGCTGCCGCAGGTTGCCGGGACCGAGTCCATCCTGTTCACCGGGGAGGAAAAGACCTCCGACCATTGGTCGCTCGCGTTCGACCAGAATGCCTACGAGGTCATCGCATACCAGTCGGACACGGACGAAATCGAATGCCGGCGGTTCTTCAACACTGAGGTGGTGACGGTCACATGGGAAGGGCGGGACCCGGCGCTGCAGTACAATGCGCTGCTCGACGCCAACCTCGAAACCGGTGAAACGGACGTCATCTGCTACTACCTGAAGAAAGACGACAATGCGCTCTACATGCGGGTGCAGCGGGATGACTTCGAAATCGAATACACGGTGGCGTTGCTGCCGTCGCGACCGATCGCGCTGAAGCGGGCCTATTTCGAGTACGATGAGACGGAAGCCGCCGGGGTTCTGAAGGTCGAATATCTGGACGCCGGGATGCGGGTCTGCACGCTGTCCAGTGCCCAGTATGAAGATCCCCCACCGCCTCCAGTCCCGCCGTACGTGCTGATTGCCGAGGCCGATTCTGGTTCCGCAACCGGGGCGCTGGTGTCGGGCGATTACTCCTATGCGGTCATCTGGGCGGACGGTGGCGGCGAGTTCGACCCACACCCTGCTTTCGAGGACGGCGGCACCGCCACGGCGTCGCTGCATGGTGATTATGAGTCGCTTGTCATCTATGCGGACGGGAACGACACCGACCTCGGGCCGCACGATGCCTTCGCTGATTTCGGCGACGCAACCGCGAGCATGACGGGCGCCTATACGCTGTCGGTGGTGACGGTGGAAGACGACTTGGCAGAAACCGGGACCGCTGGTAGGGTGACGATCAGCGGCACGTACGCCGAGAACGTCATTTTCCCACCGATCACCGATGAACAAGCCGAAGTCTCCGCACAAGTCACTGGCGTCTACGAACCGGCGTGATGCCGCCCCATTCGCGCATTGGCGGGAAACCGCCCGTGGTCGCTTCCAAGTTCAAGTGGTCGAAGCGGCCACCGGCCGGGTGGTCGAATCCCGCCCATGGCAGTCGAACCTGATCCTCGATTCCGGCCTCGACCGGATCGCCACCGAAGGGTGGGCATCCCAGTTGGCATACGGGGTGGCCGGCACCGGGAACACGCCCACCAAGGATCTTCCGGACGATCCCGCCGACACCTATTCCTGCGCCGGCACCACGGTGACCCGCGTGACCGGCACGCGAGATTTCGTCGCCGGGGATGTCGGCAAATTGATTCGATGGACCAGCGGGGAAGAAGCCTACATCACCGCCTACACCAGCGCCACTGTCGTGACGGTTGGGACCAGTGCGACGATCGCGGCCAGCCCGATTGACGCCCTGTATCGTGTCGCCCAGACCGGCCTGACGACCGAAGTCCAACGATCGACGAATGAACCGACCTTCATCGACGAGGACGACGGCTATGCGTCTGTCAGCACCCGTTACGACAAAGCGGCCGGCACCATAACCTTCCGGACCACCAAGGACTTCACCGAAGAAGTCGCCCCGGTGAACTATACCGAAGTCGGAATGGCGAGCCTCGCGACGGTCGCGAGCAACCTGTTCAGCCGGATGCTGCTCAGCGGCGCGGTGACGGTCGGGATCGGGCAGTTGCTGCGACTGAAGTACGAACTGACGGTCTCGGTCGCTGGCCACGCACCGTCGACCCAAACGACGGTGGACGGCGGAATCAGCGGGTGGCCGCTCCCCTACAACATCGTCTCGATCGTCTCGAACGGCACCTACTGGGACGTCACCCTGAACGAAAGCCACCACTTCGTGGCCGGCGGGAAATTCAACATCAACGGGGCAAAGCGCCCGCGCGCGGATGTCACGGCGGCGAGCTCGACCGTAAGCGACTTCACCATCACGGCGGCCGGTCACGGTCTGACAGCGGGCCAGACGGTCGTGATCGAAGGGATGACCCCCAGCGGGTACAATGGGAGCTTCACCGTCGACTCGGTGTCCGGCGACGACTTCACCGTCCTGTCGGTTCTGAACCCCGGCGTCGGGACTGTTTTCGGGAATGTCCGGCAGGCGGAACCGACACCGTGGTATGACGGCGAGTACACGATTGCCAGCATCCCGAGCGCGGCCGTGGTTCGGATCACGAACGCCACCAGCATCGCGCCGGCCGGCGAGGATGGGACCGCCTACAACAATACGCGGCGGAAATGGGTGGCAACCAACTTCGGCCTCGGTTCCCACGTTGCGGGAGGAGGTACGGGCAACTTCACCGCCAATGCATATATCGCGTGCTGTGGCAGTGGGTATAACGCCAACGGCCCGGCCTACAATTTTGCTGGCATCTACGACGGGCGGAACGACACCGACGCGGCTTGTCTGGTCCCGACGAGCGAGCCGGCCATCCTGCCAAACGACTTTCCGCAATACTACGGGCGGGCATCGGCCGGCACCTTGACCGCCACCAACGAAAACGGAATCACTCAAAGCCCGGCCGTCACGAACTGGATCAACACTTCCACTATTAAGATCAACGCCCAGTCGGCATACACGAACGGCACCTTTTACCGGGACACCGCCTACACCTTCAGCGCCGGGGAAATCAACCGGAGCGACATCAAGACGTTCTTCTTCGGACGCGGCACCGGGTGGTCGCCGTCCGGCTATGTGGCGATCCAAGGCTACATCCTCTTTGAAGAACCCCAGCGGAAGAAAAACACCTACAAGCTCACGCTGACCTTCCGCCGCAGTTGGGGCCGTGACCTGACCATCATCCCGAACTGATGCCCGTCCAGACCAATACCTTCATGGCAGAGGAACAGGCGCCCGACCTGAGCGCCGCCTACTGCTACATCATCGGTACGCCGGACGGGGTCGGGCTGTTCCTGACCACATGGGATGTCCCGGTCACGATCGCGAATCTGCCGGCCTACCTCGGGGCCGCCGACCCGCAGGTCTTCACCCCGTCCCAGATCCGCAACGGCCCAATCGTCATCAACGATCGGTTCGAGCAACGCGCCACCGCCCTCACGTTGTCGGCCGAGGACGACAAGCTCCGGCGGTACTTCACGACCGCCGCGCCGGCGCGCCTGATGGCGACGATCCTTCGCATCGTGGGTGCAAACCTGCGTACCGACCAGTTGCTCGACTTCGATCGCCATTGCCTGATCGCTGAACGCGGGATCATCTCCAGCTTCACCTTCCGAGGCATGGAAATCGGTGCCGCCGTGACCCCGGAAGCCTTCCATGAGGATCGCGCCGTGCCGCGCTATTACTGCCAGCGGCGATGCAACCATACGCTCTACGGGACCGGGTGTGGGCTCGACAAGGACGACTTCAAGTGGGAGACGGACATCGTCTCGATCGACGCCGCCCAGAAGGAAATCGTGGTGACCGGCCAAGCGCCCGGAGTGCCCGAGACCCGGTTCAATGCCGGCCACCTGTACCACGACGACACTGGGTTCTTCTTCACGATTTCGTGGAGCGCCTACGATGGCGCCAACACGAAGCTCAAGCTCATCACATGGCACCCGGACCTCGAAGTCGGCGACACCCTGACGGCCTACTACGGATGCGCCCACACGACGACCGATTGCGCCCTGTTCGCGAATTCCGCTAACTTCGGCGGGTTCCCATACGTTCCCGCCTCCAACCCAACCCTCAATGGCGTGTCATGATCCGACTCAAGACCGGGGTGCCGGCCTACCGCGAACCGAACTGGCCACACTCCACCGAGTCGTGGCTTTTCTGTGAGGATCCCTCTGAACTCGACGAACTGCTCGAACTGGGGGAGACGCTTGGCTACACCGATTGGCGCGCATCGCATTGCCCGCCGCACTGGCGAATCACGGACGCGGAAGCGAACTTGCTCTGCATCACTCAGGTGGACAGTCTCACGATGACGATCCACTGTCGGACATGGCGACGCCACCTGAACTCGACGGTCACGCTCCCGAAGCCGAAATCCCACAAGAAGGGAGAGGGGAAGTCTGGACGCCCAGCCGGCGCGTGACGGCGCTCGCGTTGGCGGAAATGTATCGGGGCACGGTGCACCGAAATCGGATGCGGCTGGCCGGCGAAGGCGTCGACTGCATCAACTTCGTGATGGCGATCCTCGAAGGGTCGGGCGTTCTGCCGAGAACCCCGCTGCCGTTCTACGACGAACGCCTCGGGAGCTTCCGCGCCCGCAACGTGATGGAAGACCTGTTCCTGCGCTTCTTCCACGCCGAGGCGCATGAACCCGAATGGAACAACGGGTGCCCGGAATTCGGCGATGTGGTCATCTGCAAGTGCGGTCGCCAGTCGAACCATGTCGGGATCATCCTCGACGGGTGGTTCTGGCACGTTCCCTCCAAGGGGTTCTGTTCGCCCGAGCCATGGCCGTTCTGGCAATTCCGGGCCCAGAGGCTTGTGCGCTTCACCCAGATCGGTCGCCGCGAAGATCCGGCTGGTCTCCGGTGGCGTGACATCAAAGGATTGGCAGACCGGCCCGCCTGAGGGATGGACAGGCCTTAATTACAGTATAAGGGTTTTGATGCAAATCAGCCCCGAAACCAAATCCTTCACCCTCTACGGGGTGACATGGCGCCTCCAGAAAACCGGATACTTCACTGGAGGCAAAGCCAAAAGGTTCCACCGCGTCCACTACGAGCAAACTGTCGGACCGATCCCTCACGGGCACGACATCCACCACCGGGACGGCGACAAGCTGAACAACGACCCGAGCAACCTTCAGCCCGTCACCCCACAGGAACACCGGGCGCTTCACCACGACCACAACATGCGGGCAATCTCGAAAGCCATCGAAGTCGTGCGGGCGACATGCAACCTGCCGGAAAAAAAGGAGGCGTTCCGCGGTCGAATCCTGACCATGTGGAAAAACCGGGCGGAAAGGGAAATTCGGTGCATTGTGTGTGGAACGGTGAAGACCACCATCTGCATGAAACCTGTGATGTATTGCAGCACCCGCTGCAAACAACGCGCTAAACACTTGAAAACCAAATGAGTAGCTCAAGTTGGGTGAACTACGGCATAGCTGCCGCTGGTGCGGTGGTGGTCGGATTCGCCACCTTCGGGATGGGCCTGTCGTGGTACATCCCGGCGGCGCTTTTCACCTTCAGCGCCACGGCGAGCTACCTGAACGCCCGCTATGCCCGGCCAAAGATGCCGGGGGTCGGCGGCTTAGGCGGCGGCGCCTTCGGGGGCGGGAACACGAACAACCAGAAAGACGCCGCGGCGCAAGGCCTTCAGATCAGCACGAACTCGGAGGCGATCACGCTCCCGGTGGTGTTCGGGACCCAACGGCTGGCCGGCAACTACACGCGCTACGATCGGTCGAGCTTTCGGTCCGTCCCGATCATCGAACGAATCCAGCGGGACCCGTCGCTGGTCGCCTACGAGCAGGCCAAGGCGTTCTACAAGCGCAACCCCGACAAGGTCGACCACGAACTCGACAGCGCGGCCCAAAAGCAGCAGGAGGCCCAAGGAGGCGGCGGCAAGGGAGCCCAGAAGTCGCCACCGCCCCCCAGCGAATCCCTCGACTCCTACGACAAGGTGGGCCAGTACAGCCAGATCCTGCTCAAACAGGACCAAGAGGGGAAGCGGAAGCTGCCGGTCGAGTATGACGAATACATCGTCGGGTACCGCTACTACCTGAGCTTTGAACTGGCCTACTGCATGGGCCCGATCGACCGCTTCGAGGTCATGCGGTCATTCCCCGGCGAGGGGATTGTGGTCGACAACCGCACCACCCCGGATGTCGTCGCCGCGAACAGTTACGCGTTCACGGCGCGCGGCGCGGACGAAGGCGGATCGTTCCGACTGTACCCCGGAAAAGCGACCCAGACCCGCGAGACCGGCGACGTCTACAAGACCGACGCCACCAATTACCGGAACGTCTGTTTCGGGATGTTCACCGACTTCTACCTCGGCACCAGCCCGGCCCCAAAATCCTACGCGATCGAGGTCACCCGGTTCCCGGTGGTGCTCGACGCCGCAGGCGACCCGATTGCAGACTTCCCCACTCGCGGGTCGACGGCCGGCACCGCCTACGCGGCGAGCGGCACGGCGTGGGCCGCGAACGTCTTCACGGTCACGATCGGCGCGCACGCGATCAATGTCGGCCAGAAGGTGACGATCGAAGGCTTCGTGCCCGCCAAGCTGAACGGGGTCAACCGGGTGGTCACCGCGACCACCGGCACGACCGTCTCCTTCGCGCTCACAAACCCCGGCCCGGTCACGACCAACGGTTCGATCCGGGCGACCCACCCCTGCTACTACTCGGCCAACCCTGCGGCCGTCCTGTGGGAAATCTTCACCAACAAGCTGTGGGGTCGCGGGATGTCGCCTGATGACCTCGATGTCGAATCCTTCAAGACGGCGGCGCAATTCTTCGAGGCGAACGACATCGGGATGGACTTCCACCTCCAGACTCAGAACCTCGTCTCGGATGCGATCGACACCATCCGCCAGCACGTTTCCACGATGGTCATCCCGGTCGGGGGAATCCTGAAGTGCGTGTGCCTGCTCGACCGCGCCAGCGCCTACTCACCGCGTATTCGGATCACCAGCGAAAACGTGATCGAACCCGAATTCAGCCGGCCGGACTGGGTCGGGACGATCAACGAACTTCGGGCGACCTTCCAGAATCGCCTGAACAACTTCCAAGACGAAGTGGTCATCGCTCAGGACGACGGAAACCTCGCGACGATCGGGCGGGTCAATTCCTCGAAGATGTCCTTGCCGGCGTTCGGGTGTCGCGATGTGGCGGACAGGATGGTGCGGATGCTGATCCAGCAATCGGCCCAGCCGCAGGCCCAACTGAAGTTCACCATGAACCGGTTCGAGTCGCGGTTGGTGCCGGGCGATTTCCTTGAGTTTGTCTGGACGGAGTGGAGCGAAGGCCCGGTCACGACCTACTGGCGGGTGGTGGAGGTTGCGGACGTCGACGAAGACGGCTCAGGCATCCAAGTGACCTGCACGGAAGACCTGTACGTGACCCCGGTGGAAGGCGACGCAACGACCTTCGAGGCCGGCGTGCCACCGTACGAGGACGGCACGGTCTCGGATGACGACGACATCGACCTCGGCGATGACCCCGACTCCGACTTCGACACCGGCAATCTGGAGTTTGCCATGAAGGAACTCCCGTTCTTCCTCGCGGAAGGGGACAAGATTTTCACCCTGTTCTGCAACCGGGATTCCGGCCGGGTGGTGAAGGTGAATTTCTACGCACGCGAGAATGGCAGCGGAGACGATTTCGTGTCACTGGGCACGTTGGCACCATGGGCGATCTTCGGAACGCTTGCCACGCCATTGTCGGCGGTTTCCTCGGGCGTCATCCGCAACGGCAACCTCGACCTGACGGTCAATCTGGAGTTCGCGGCCGATCGAGCACGGTTCCTCGAAATGTGCTCCTTCGCGCCCACGGACGACGACGACCTCGTTGCTCTGGTCGGGTCCGAGCAGAACTGGATGATGATCGGGAACGAAATCTTTCAGGTCGGCCAAGCGGAGGCCGGCGTGTCGGCGAATCAGGTGAAGATCACCGTCTATCTCCGGGGCCAGATGGGGACCGACCAACAGACCCACGCGCCCGCAAGCCGGGTCATCTTCATCCACGAATTCATCCCGCGGGTCTTCACCGCTCGCTACGATGCGCTGCCGATCAACAAGACGCTCGAATTCAAAGCCGTCCCCCTGTCGATCAGGAACGAGACCGGGCTGGAATACACCTTCACCGGGACCATCACGAACCGGGCGCGGCGCGCCATGCCGATCGAAGTCTGGTCATCCGCCGGCACGGTCGGGCTGAACTGGGAAGTAGAATTCCGCCCCCGGTTCCACAACCGCGGCGCGGGCACCGTTCTGGACATCGACCAAGACTGCAACACTTTCACGGGCGAGATTCCTTCGAGCTACGAATACTATGTGATGCCCCGGACCAGCGGGAACGTCGACCTGTTGACGGCCGCCGTGAAGGTCACCCCGACGCTCGATGTCGAGGACGGGACCGACAGCACGACCGGGAAAATCACCTTCAGCTATGTGGCGCCCGCGACGACCGACCACTTGCTGTTCTATCAGGTGTACGACGGGGTGCTGGGATTTCCCGTGCAGATCGACCCGCCCTGAGTAATGTCGGGCCCCATGGCCCTTCTCAGCCCCACCACGCTCGAATCGCACCCGGCCGGGACCACCAACCTCGGCGGCATCATCAACGACAACTGGGCGAAGATCAATGCGATGTTCGACCCGGACCTCGACCCGGGCGATCCGGTCTATGGCCTGATTGCCGAAGCGGTGCGGGCACAGGCGGGCGGGGTCTTCACGATCACCTACGGAGCCACCCCGAACATCGACTTCAACGAGGAAGAAATCCAAGTCATCTCCCTGACTGGCGACGCCGCCTTCACGTTCTCGAATCTGGGTGCAGGGAAGACCGTCCGGCTGTTGATCGCCTGCGACGGCACCGCGCGGACGCTGGGCTGGCCTACCGGGGTCAACTGGGTGGGGACGGCCATCACGACGATCGACGCCAACGCCTACCTTGTCGTCGAGCTTATCAGCCAAGGGACGACCGACACGAACGTCTGGGCGACCGCGGGCGCGGGCGGGACTGGCGGTGGCGGCGGCGGGCCGGCCGGGACTGCATACCTCTGGGACACCGGGACCTCTGGCGACCCCGGCACCGGTTCGATCGGGCTGAACAATGCGACGGTCGCGAGCGCCACCCAGATCCGAATTTCCGAGACCGACAACGAAGGGAACACGATCGACACTTGGTTGGCGACATGGGACGACTCGACCGGGACCGTGAAGGGGACGATCAAGGTGGAGGACGAAGCAGACCCCACGGCATTCGCGATCTTCGACATCAGCGGAACGATCACTGACTCGGGCACCTACGACACCTTCACCGCCACCCACATCGCGAGCGGCGGCACGCTGGCGAACAACGCGCCCGTTCGAGTGACGTTCTACCGGGCAGGGGATGCGGGGTCAACTGGGGCGACTGGTTCGCCCGGCGCGGCGGGACCGGCCGGCGTGGCTGGCAACCTGTTCCTGTTCGACACCGCCACCAGCGGCGATCCGGGCACGGGCGAAATCCTTTTCAATAACGCCACGCTCGCGAGCGTCACGGCAGTCCATGTTTCCGAGACGGACGCCGATGCGAATGCGCTTGGTCCGTGGCTCGACACGATCGACGACTCGACCTCGACCATCAAGGGAACGCTTGTTGTCCGAAACCTCGACGACCTGAGCGCCTTCGCGATCTTCCACCTGACCGCCATGGCGGACAGCGGCGCATACCGCACCCTGACCGTGACCCACATCGCGAGCGGCGGGACATTCGGGGCCGCCGACAATTGCGGGTTCCAATTCATCCCGACCGGTGACAAGGGGTCGGCCGGCGATTCATCCATCCATGTCGTCTACGAGGGACCGACCGCGGGCGACTACACGCTGGTCCTGTATTCGGGTCGGGCCGGGACGATCGACCGCATGGTCACGAAGACGACCAGCGGCACCCTGACCGCAAACCTCAAGATCAACGGCGTCTCGGTCACCAGCCTGAGCGCGGTCGCGGTTACAAGCACCCTCAGCAACACCGCCGCCACCGGGGCCAACACTTTCGTGGCCGGCGACACCATCACCATCACGGCGAGCAGCGTGGCGGCTGCCGTCAACTGGGCCGTCTCCATCATCATCTCATGATTATTGCCCGCACCCATCCGCTCCAGACTGGGGCGTCTGTCGAAGGTATCTCGCAAGGCGTGATCCTGACGGCCGAAGCCGGCGATGCCACCGTCGAGGGTATCGCACAGGGAACCATCCTGACGATCCCGAGCGACGGTCTAAGCCTCGAAGGACTTTATCTCGAAACCATCCTCCAATCCCCCCAGCAAGGCCTGTCGGTCGAGGGTCTTTACCTGCAAGTCATTTTCCAACAGTAACCACCACCATGAGCGTAAGAGCATTCGTCGGATTCGACCTCGGCAGGGACACCTCCACGGTGAGCGCCTACCCGGGCACCAACTGGACCAACAACCTCAATGCCTACATCGCTTGGGCAAAACCCGTCTACGTCACCCACAACAGCGGCGTGAGCCCGTGGAACAGCGACGCCCAACCGGCCAACGCCAGCGGGAACCAGAACTTTCATTTCTTCACCCGGCCAAGCAACGCAGGTATGGCCTACGGACACGCGTCCAACGGTGGGAATTTCAGCGGCCGATACACCGGGGCCACGACCATGACTCGGGCCGCATGGCGCACCGCGAAGGGCCACCAACTAGCCCTCAGTCGCAGTCGGGTGATCCCGGCGCTGACCAACACGGAACTGTGGTTCACCTTCGACATCTCGTTTCCCAGCCTCGGCGGATCGAGCATCGCGAGCGGCCTGAGCGCAGATTCCTACGGGGCCATGTGGAAATGGGGAGACCTGAGCGTCTACGTCAAGAGCACGACATGGATCAGCGGCACCACCCACGACATCGTCTTCAGCGTCCGCAACGGGGCGAGCGAGGTCGCGACCGTGACGGTCCCGAGCGTGGTGACCAATGACACCTTCGCGAGCGCCGCCGCGCTCTTTGTGACGATCCAAGCCAAGCTCGACGCCACGACCGGAATGATCGCCGTGGCGATCAATGGCAATGCCCAGAGCGTGGCCTACACCGGCCAGAACACGGTCGCGACGACCAGCGACGCCGCCGCGAGCGAGATCTACTTTGGCCCCCCGGTGATCGACGACGGCACGAACGTCTACGTCGGAATGATCGACCATTTCTTGGTCGACGACGCCGCCTTCCCGGCCGGCCGGCCGACCGTGCGCCTCATCACCCTGAACGCCGATGTGAGCCTGAGCGGGGTGGCGGCGGCTGGCACCAGCCCGACTACGGTGGCGAATGCGCTGACGGGCCCGACGGACGCAAAGCAGGCGCGGTGGAGCACCACGACAGGGAGCGCCGAGATGAGCATGACGATGCCGAGCACGACCGGGATGCTTTCGGATGTCCTTGGGTTCGAGGTCATCGCCCAGCGCGCCGCGAACCGATACCCCACCGCTGCCTTGAAACTCCGGGTCGGGATGAAGCTGAGCGGCGTGGAGGCGGAAGACGAATACTGCCAAGTGCAATCGCTGGCATTCTCGTCTATCCTCACACCACCGGAAACCGCCGCCACCAGCCCATGCGCTCAGATTTGGGAGAAGGGCGGCGGTGGCAAATTCCAGACTACCGACCTCGCCAGCACCACGATTCTACTCACCTCACAGACCTGATTATGGCACTCAAGATGTTCATGGGGTTCGATCCCTGCGACGGCGAAAGCCAAGCCCTCATGCTGTCCGGCGTGATGCAGTGGCAGACTGGATCGACGCAATTCCCGATCCCGCCGTGGCTGTTCCATAACAAAGGACTGGCGACGTTGGATCAGTCGATTCATCCGCCGGCGCCGGCATCGACGACGACGAAATCCGCCTTCATGCCGAGGGAAAACACCTTGGCGTTCGGCTGTTGTTATTTCCCGACCAACAGCACATCGACGATGCCGATCAACTACGGGGCAGCCACCGCGACCACTCGAGCCGTCTGGGCGACCGCGCAGGGCGCGCAACTGGCGATCGCTCGCAACCAAGTACCCGGCGGACTGAGCGCGAACGAGTACTGGTTCAGCTTCGAGGTTTGCCCGCCCAACTTCAACAGCGTCGACATGGCGAGCGGGTACGAACCGACCGCCGACTGGGCCGCGATCTTCCGCTGGGGTGATGTTCAGATCCGGGCTAAGAGCGCGACTCGGAACAACACCACCGGCTACTACAACATGGTCTTCTCGGTGCGGAACAACGGCACCGAGATTGCCACGATCACCGTCCCGCAGGTGAATGCCGGTGGTTCCTTCGCATCGACTTCGTGGCTCTGGGTGTTGGTAAAGGTGAAGCTCCACGCCACGACCGGCAGCATCGAAGCGTACATCAACGGCAACGGGATGAGCGCCAGCTACACGAACCAGAACACCGTCAACACCATCGCGAATGCTTCCGAGAACGGGATGTACTTTGGTCCGATCGTGATGGACAACGGGACCAACGCCTATGTGGGCGGACTGGACAGCATCATCATCGACGATGCCGCGTGGCCGAGCGGGCGCCCGACGGTGCGCTTCTGGGCTGTCGCCAGCGACGGCACTTTGACGAACGCGGCCGCGGCCGGGACAAGCCCAACCACGGTCGCCAATGCGATCGCGACCGGCAGCACGACCAGCCGCAACGATGCGAAGCAACTTCGCTTCAGTGCGGTCTCGGGCCGAGCGGAACTGAACATGACGGCCCCGTCGACGACCGGCTTCAATACTCAGGTCCTTGGTTTCTTCGGGATCTTGCAGCGAGCCGCGAGTCGCAACCCGACCGGCGCTCGACGCATTCGACCGAGCGTGAAGGTGTCCGGGGTCGACTATCAGGACGCGATCCACTCCGCGGTGTCGCTGCCGTTCTCCAGCATCGTCACCCCGCCGGAAACGCTCGGCGTGAACGTCCTGTGGTTCACCGACAAGGCCGGCTCGCGCTTCACGACCACCGACCTTTCGACCGCGCAACTGGTGCTCGAATCCATCACGGCATGACCGAAAACTTCGCCACCACCCTGATCGTCGAGGAAGACGCCACCGGCCCCGCGGGTTTGGTGGCGGGTCCGTTTATGGTCAACTCGATTTCGGCCCTCCTTGGCCGGGAGGCATTGACCTCGCTGCAGTCGCGGGATTTCTGGCGCGCGGTCACGAAAACGGTCCCCATCCTGTCTACATTCGCTCTGGGGTGGGAATTCGACGTCGGCGACTCCGAGTGCACCGAAATCATCTTCGATGCGCTGGCGGACCCGACTCGCGGCGACGACACGGCTGGGGTGCGGACATGGCGGATGGGACGGCCGGACGACATCCGGCGATTCAACTTCATCATCGACCCGGTGGAAGGCGGGCACTTCGAGCTTCGCGCCGCGGCGCTCCGGTCGGCTCAGTTTGCGATCGAGCGCGGGCGCCTTGCCACCTGCCTGACCCAGTGGGTGGGTCGGGAGTTGACGACGGACGATTCTGCCCCGTCGAGCACGGCGGCCTCCAACACGCGGTTCGCTTCGGCCCCGACCTGCACGATCACGCTGGACGGCTGGGACATCCCGGTGTTCTCGGGCGCGATCGCCTTCAACCGTGACGTTCAGCCGGCGCAGTTTGACCTGAACAACGTGGCGTCGAAGTGGACCGGCGAGCAATCGGTCGATGTCCTCGGGCGGATCAACACCCGCCTGTCCAGTGGGAACTTCGCCAGCCTGATGCGCGGCGGGGTGATTGAAAAGGCCATCACGGTCACGATGACGGCCGGGGCCCGCGTGCGGGTGATCGAGCTTCCGGTGTGTCGGTTGGAGGTCTCGGAGCGTACTCTGGTTGGTGAAGGCACCTACGAGCATTTGGTTCAATTCGCCGTTGTCCGGTCGGAAGGCGCGGACATCATGACTGCCACATCAGAAGACACCCCATGACCACCACCTTGAATTTCGGTCCCCATGGGCTATCGCAAGCGATGCTCGCCCCAACCTTGGACGATCAGGCCGCCATGACGATTTGGGTCACTGGCGAACCCGAGCACGACCGCCCATGCCACCACGCCGCCAACAACCAGAACCCTCCGAAATCCCGTCGTCCGCAATTCACCATGCCTTCTGGTCTCGCTCGCCAGTGGGCATGGCACGAGTCGGACGGGATGGTACGTTCTTACAGGTCAATCCGGCCTTTTGTGCCATCACAGGATACTCCGAGCGCGAACTGCTTGTCAGAACATATCAATCCATCACCCACCCTGCTGACCTTGCTGCTGACGAATCTGAAGCAGAGCATCTATCCGGCCACCCCGAAGGCACAGGTTATTCGATGGCAAAACGCTATGTGCGCAAAGATGAACGGATTGTGTGGTGCGAGCTTCATGTGTCCGCGCTCTGCTCGGAAACCGATGCCTTCGCCTTTTTCGTCGTCTTCGCGGTCCCACTCCCGACCGGCGCCAGCTACCGAGCCGAGTCCAAGGACGGGGCGGTTGTGGTACGGCCTAGTGCTCGTTGGATTGACCTCTTTCGCGACAATCCTCGGGAATCACTTCTGGTCATTGCTTGCCTCTTTGGGTTCGTGAAGGGGGAATCGCTGGTGGACTTTTTGCTCCACCTGTTCAAGAAGTAGCGGATGCGACCCCTGCTGCTTCTCTGCGCCACCCTGTTGACCACCGGGTGCGGTTCGATCGACCGCATCGCATTCACTGTCGGCTACGACAAGGCCACGGTCGGGATCGAGGCCGATCTGCGGGACCCCGGGAAAAATCCGATTGGCAAGCGCCGCCCTTCTGGCAAATAGGGGGATGCGCGACCGCATTCTTCAACTCATCATCGCGGACCGTACCCGCGTCCTGACCCTCCTTGTCAGCCTCGTCCTCGCCCTCTGCGGCGGGATCGCCACCAAGTTGCTCGGGTTCGAGCTTACGACCGAGCACAACGCCCAGATCACCCTCATCGTCACCCTTGTGTTCGGGTGGATCATCGAAGCCTACGCGGCCGAAGTGAACGCGAAGGGGGCCGCCAAGGTTCAGCAATCGCTCCAGCGAATTGACCCGAACCTCCAAGTCGATCGCTACATCGGCGATCAGACCATTGCTGTCGCGGACGATGCCGCTACTCAGATCGTGCTCAGCGGCAATACGGCGCCACCCACCAAGAAATAAAGAACGCCAGAGCGCCAAGGAAACCGCAGAGCAGCGCGAATATCACCGCGATGATGAGCGGAAGATCCCGCTCGGGTTTCACGGATGAAACGTGCTGGAAGGTCCGACGGACATCATCCAGCAGAGCAGGGGCCTCGACCTTGCGTGGGTCAATGCCATCGTCGGCCAGATTGCAATGCCAGCCGTTCACGTATCCGACGATCTGACACTCGCGAGCGGTGAGTGGGAAGATTTCAGGATCGGCAATCGTGTTGCCGTCCTGATGGTCATTTGCTGGGGAGGGATTTTTCATAGGTCTGGACGGTGTCGAGGATGCCTTCACTGAGATTGACGAGTGCCACCTTGGCCTCCGGGGTGGAGAGGTAATCGGCCTTCGGTTTGTAGGACCGGACCAGCGCGGCCGCCATGGCGCTGTACGCGGGTTCCGCCGAGACTTCATTGAGCGCGATCGCGAGTGCTTCCGCGGTCGGGGACTCGGACAACGCGACCAGTTGGATCTTCGCTGCCGCGAGTCGAAGTTCACTGAGCGCCTTGGCCCGGCGGGCGTCCGGCACCTGTTCGAGATAGGCCACGGTCGCGATCGATGCGGCGGGGCGAATTTGTGCCGGCTCGAACTGCAGGCCGGCGCAGGACGCCAGCAGACATGATGCGATGCAGGCGAGGATGGGTAGTCGGTGTTTCATGGTCGCGAAGCGAAACGCGGGTTGACCCAGCCCGCAAGCGGGAATAATCGTCCGCACCCATGAAAATCGAATCCCACATTGTGAAGCTCACGCTGCTTCTTTTCGCAGCCATCCTAGCCATCATTCTGTCCACGGCCGCACAGGCACAGGAGAAACCCGTTCGAGTCGTCTGGGACCCGCCTGAAGGCGAGGAAGTCCAGCGTGTCGACGGCTACAATGTTTACCGGGTGACCATCACCCCGATGCTGCGGCCCGCCGACTACGATGTGAACCTGACCACGCCGCTGGCGCCCGAATACACGATGGCCTACCAGAAACTGAACACCGAACTGATCCCCAAGGGCACGTTCGAGTTCACGATCGAAAAGGCGACGCCCGGCTTCCAGACGATCGTGCGAGCGTACTCGAAGACATGGGATGTCGAATCGCCCGACTCGGATGTCCTGACCCTACGGGATGCCCCCGGCAAGGTGCAAGGCCACAAAGTGACGGCATTGGTGCTCGAATCCTCTGTCGACCTCCAGAAGTGGGTGCAGCGTGCCGTGTACGAACTCGCCTTCGTGGCCCCCACCGAAGTCTTCCGTCTCCGCTGGTAACCCGTCACCGCCATGCAGATCACCCCTTCGCACTACCTCGACACCGCCATCAAGGATGTTCTGCCGGGCGGCGAGCCGATGAATGTCCGGCGGTTCCTCGTCATCCACTTCACGGGCGGCTGGACGGCCCAGTCCAGCATCGACTTCTGGCGGACGAAAGCCGCGAAGGGAGCGAACGCGCATCTCATCATCGACCGCGACGGCACGACCTTCCAGTGTCGACCGTTCAACCGCACGGCCGGCCACGCCGGGGTGAGTCGCTGGACGGACCCGAAGACCGGGATCGTCTACCGCGGCCTGAATTCGTGCAGCATCGGGATCGAGCTTGCCAACTGCGGCGACCTCGCCCGTTCGACCTACCCGCAGACGATGCCGATTGGCTTCGCGGGCGAACCGATCCCGCGCTACCGCGGACGACACAAGAACGGCGGGCAGACCAAAGACTGGGAGACCTACGACAAGCGGCAACTCGACGCCGTGCTGGCGATCGGTCGACTGCTCTGCACCCGATACAAGCTCGACGACGTTGTCGGGCATGACGACATCGCCCCCGAGCGCAAGAACGATCCCGGCCCGGCATTCCCGATGACCGAGATCCGGGGGGCACTCGGATATCCGCCATTGCCATGACACCATTTTCGCTATTCTTTCCATCGTTGGCGCTCGCCGTGTGGCGGGCAAACCGATCGCTGGACCCAAGACAAAGACCCATACAACTGAACATCATGCCCGGAAATTATTCTGCCACTCAGGCCATCACCGTCATCGGTGCGCTGCTCGCCCTCGCGGGTGAACTGCGTGTCCAACTGAAGGAAGCCAAGGCCGCACTGAAACCCGCACAGGACGACTTGCGCGCCCTTGCGGAAGAAGACGCCGCGATCGAAGCCAAGCTGGCCGAGGTCCAAGCGACCCTCGACGGCTGGAGCGCCGAAGATGCCGCCCCGACCGACCCGGAGACTCCACCGACCGATCCGGTGCCTCCGACCGACCCCGCGCCACCGGAGGACCCCGTCCCCCCAGCGGGCGATGGCGGCGACCTCGCGCCGCCCGCGGGGCAGTAGTTTTCATCCTGTCGCGAGGATGATGTGTGGGTGAAGGCCGATCCTTTTGGGGGTCGGCCTTCACTGTTTCTCGGGTCGGGGTCAAAAGAACCCAACCCGAGATTTTGGGGGCGCTCTCGATATAGCCGGGAAAAGTTTATGAAGATGCGCAACTTTTGTTTACAGTTTGCGCAAAGGTTGATAGAATGGCATCTCCACCCCACCGCATCCATGAAAATCGAAATCATCCAAGCCATTCAGGATCGTCTCGCTGAGAACGCGGCCGGCCTTACTCCAGCCGAGCGTTACGAGCTTCATCCTGATTCGCAGTATGGCGGCGACGGTCCATGGAACAACTACGGCGAGGAAGACGGTCCGCCGGCCCCGTACGTCCCTTTTGTTTGGGTCAACGACGGTCCTCCTGCTCCCGATTTCTTTTGATCGACCCCCCACCCCACCGCATCCATGATCCACGCCGTCCGCATCCACTTCGTTCGCGAGTTTACCTCCGGCGCCTTGAAGGGCCTGACCCACAAGGAATGGATCCAATTCGTCTCCCGCGATCGCGCCGCCAAATGGTGCCGGGGAATCCGCCGCAACGCCCGTGCCGGTCTGCTCGACTACCGCCTGCAATCCTTTTCCGTCGAACACATCACCATCAACCCACTGAAACCATGAACGATACACGCCGCAAAGCCATCCAGAAGATCCGCTCCGAAATCGAAGAACTGAAGTCCAAGGCCGAAGACCTGAAGTCCCAGATCGAGACCATCAAGGACGAAGAACAGGAGTACTTCGACAACATGCCCGAGGGACTTCAATCGTCCGAGAAAGGCGAACGCGCCGAGGAAGCGATCAGTGCCCTTGAGCAAGCGGAATCAAGTCTCGGAGACATCGACTGCGCGCTGGACGAAGCGTTTGATTCGCTCGATACTGCCGCCGCATAAATTCACCCCACAACCAACCACGATCCACCACACCCATGAAAGTCCACTCGCTCGCCTTCATCAAAGAATGCCCCGACAAAGCGCCGCTCGAAGCGGTCGAAGGCACCATCACCAAACTGTTCGGGCGCAAGTCCGGCACCACCGCCAAGGGGGAATGGTCGCTCCAGAACGGCGAACTCATGACGCCCGAAGGCCCGATCGGCATCCTGTTCAACGGATGCCCGGAAGTCGATCAGTCATGGCGGAACAAGAAGGTCCGCATCTGCTCGACCGTCCACGACAACAAGCGTTCGGGCCTGTATGCCCACGATGACAAATACAAGGGCAACCAGACCCGGATCGTCCGGATGACCTCGACCTATCAGATGTTCGACCTCGCCCAAGCGCATCAGGGTGGCGGACTGGTCGAGGCGTTCGACCAGCGGAATGCCCCGCCTTCGCAGCAGGCGCCCGCCCCAGCGCCCGAACCGCAGCGGGTGTACGATCATGCCCCCCAGACCCAAAACGCGCCTACACGCCAACCTCAGGCAAATGGCGACTTCGACTTCGTGACCGCCGTTCGGCAGAAGATCGCGAAGATCGCCTGCCTGCAGTCCGTCTGCTACGATGCCGCGGTCCACAACGCGCACCGGATCTTCGAGAATCACGGCATCGCGATCATGCCCGGCGCGGTCGGGGTGATGGGTGACAAGATCTTCATGGAAACCATCCGCCGCATCGACATCGACCTCCTGCCGATGGATTCCTACAAGCAGCACCCCTTCAAGGGCAAGCCGATGGACATCCTGATCCCGCACATGCGCCAGCAGATCGCCGAAGGGAAGGCTGAAATCGACTGGGGCGCGAACGAGGCCCGCCACGCCCTTGGCCAACAGGCGATGACCCAAGCCGCCAACACCCCGCCCCCGATTGCCGAAGAACACGTGGACGAGACGGTCCCTTTCTGATACAACTCGACCACCACAACCACTGACCCACCACACCCATGCTCAAATCCATCCACATCGGAAACGTCAAAGGCGTCACCACCGACATCACGTTCGCTCCCTTCACGGCTATCGTCGGATCGAACTTCTCAGGCAAAACCGCAGTCGCGGATGCCATCCGGCTCTCTCTGCTCGGGTACGTCCCGGCGCTCGGCAAACAGAACGCCGCATCCTACCAGTTGGCGAGCGGCGACCCCATGCTGGTCGACGCCGTGCTGGAAAACCCGACCCACCGCTTCATGCGGACATGGGCCATGAAGAAGGGTTCGGTCAAGCGGACCGACGCCTGCACAACCGAATGGCCGGCCGAAATCCTCGACATCGGGGTGTGGCTCGGGGCCAGCAAGAAAGAGCGGATCAGCATGGTGGCGGGCGCCAGCGGTGCGTCGGAAGAACTCGCCGCGCTGGTCGAAAAGGAATACGGTCTGCCGGAAGTCGACACGATCGAAAAGCTGGAGCGGACGATCGCTGAACTGACCGAGGAAGCGAAGAACATCCGCACCCAGATTGCGGTCTTCGCTGGATCGATGCAGGGGACGACCGAAATCGACACCGACCTCGCCCCCGTGACGGTCGACCCCGATGAACGCCCGAAGGCACACGCCGCCCTGCTGGCCGCCCGTGACGCTCAGGTCGCCGCCGTCGAGCACCAGCGCCACATCGAACAACTGGAGATGGAGGCGGACGAAGCCGACGCCGAACTCGAAGACGTCCCGTCTGCCCCCACCGAGGACATCGAAGCCGAACTCGATCGCCTCAAGGCCGGGAGCGCCACAGCCGAAGCCGACCTTGCCCGGGCGAAGAAAGACCTCGCGCTGCTGGACGAAGAAATCCGCAACCTGAATGCGAAGCTCACCACCAAGCGGCAGGAACGGATCGAACTGGTCGGGCCGTTGACCGAATCGCAGGTCAGGATCGAGTTGGCGGATCTTGCCGGCGTGGTCGAGATGCCCGCCGAGACCATCAAGGACGCTGCCGACGCCGTCTCGAAGGTCCAGTCGACGATCGCTGGCCATCGGGCGAACGCCGCCACGCTGGCACGCCGCCGCGACGAACTCCAGTCGAAGATCGACGGGATGAATGCGCTGGAATGTTGCCCGACATGCCGCGCATCCGCGGACGGTTGGCGGGACGCAGTCCTGAACACCTACCGGGCCGACCTGAACACCATCAAGGACCAACTGGACTCCACCGGGGCATTGATCGACGAACTCGCCTCCGACCTGCGCCGGAAGGAATTGGCTCTGGATGACCTGAACCGCGAGGCCGGCAACTGGAAGCGGAAGAACCTCCTGCACCGGGTCGACTACATCGTCCGCGAGATGGTCGAGATCCAAGACAAGATCGACACCAAGGTCGGCGAACATCAGGACCTCCGGACCAAGGTAGCCGAATCGGAAGCCCCCGGAATGATCCCGGCTCGGATCGAAGTCCTCAAGGCTGCGCTGGCGAAATCCCGCGCCGCCGCGAAATACCGGGAGGCCGCCGCGCGCCGCCCGGCACCCACCGCCCTGAACGATGCCGTGTCTGCGGTCGAGGCCGCAACGACGGCGCTCGAACAGGCGGAAGTCGCCTACGCGGCCGCGGTCGCGCACGCCGAGTCCGCCGCCAAGCAAGCGGAACGCCAGCGGGTCATCTCCGAGGCCCGCGATCGACACGACGCACTGACGGAACAACGGGACGCCAAGAACCTCGTGATTTCGGGCCTGTCGGAAATCCTCCGCTCTCAGAACGATGCGCTCTGGGGTTCGATCAATCGGGCGTGCCAGTTGTTCGCGAATGTCGCCGTGGAATGCAAGCTCGGCGTCCGTGACGGGGACATCGGGGCATGGGTCAATGGATCGTTCGTGCCCTACGAGGCACTGTCGGGGTCGGAACAATTGCTCGCCGCCGCCGCCGTCCAGCTTGGCCTGTGCTTCAAGGCACCGTGCCGCATCCTCCTGCTCGACGAACTTTCCCGCATGAGCAACGAGACGAAGCACGAACTGAAATCCATCCTCCGAAACCTGCTCGACGAGAAACTGGTGGACCAAGTCATCGTCTGCGACTGGGCCAAACCCTACTGGCAGCAAGCCGGCGACGTCACGGTTGTCGACCTTGATGCGTGATGGACAAGCTCCGGGGGTGGTGGAATAATTCCGCCACCCCCCTTCACCCCACGACCCACTGAACCCATGCAACTGACAAAATCACAGAGCACTGCCGCCGTCGATCCGAGTCCAAAGAAGGTCATCATCGCCGGCCCCGGCTCGGGCAAGACCCACACGACCATTCGAGCGATCGAGCTCGACATCGCGACCGCCAAGCAGAAAGGCGACCCGAACCCCGAGTCCCGCATCATCGCCATCACCTTCACGGTGCGAGCCGCCCAGCAACTGAGGGAAAAGCTGAACGAAAAAGGCATCTTCCCGTTCCACGTTGGCACCCTGCATTCCTTCATCCTCCGGGTGATGTCGTCGACCGCCGGTCGGATCACCCTGCTGGACGAACGGTCTGCCGAGGATGCGATCAGCGGCATCATCAAGTCGCTGCGCCTGTCGGTCACGGCCGCTCAGGTGCGGGCAGTCCTTGGCCTGACCAAGAAGACCGCGCCGATGATCGAGACGGTCATCAAGGCCTACCGGAAAATGCTGCGGCAGGCGAACGCGGCCGACTACGACACCCTGCTGCTGGACGGCGTGGACGCGGTCCGAAACTTCAAGATCCCCGGCGGGTGGTTCCTGTACGTCGACGAATTCCAAGATTCATCCCCCGTCGACGTTGCCATCTACAACGGCCTCGAATGCGCCCGGATGTGGGTGGTCGGCGACCCTGACCAGTCGATCTATGGCTGGCGTGGCGCCCGGATGGAAAACCTGATCGAGATTGCCCAGCGGCCGGATTTCGTGGTGCACTACCTCCCCGACAATTTCCGCTCGACCCCGGATGTGGTCGACGCCTGCCAGAAGTTGATCCGCCAGAACACGAAGCGCCTCAACTACACCCCGAACGTCGTGCGGATCGACCGCGGGCGCGTCTATTCCGCTGCCTACGCGACCGCAGAGGATGAGGTGGCGGGAATACGCGCCGCCGTCAAGGACACGGGCCTACCGGGATCTTGGGGGATTCTCACACGATACAACCGGGACCGTGAGGAAATCGAACAGGCACTCAGGTCTGCCGGCGTGGACGTTGGCGACCCGCCGCCGCCCCTGCCTCCCGACTACCGGCTCGGCATGGCGTGGCTGGCAATGATCGCGAACCCGTCGAGCCGCATAGCGCACGAATCCCTCCTGCGAGCCCAATACCCGGCGCCCGTGGCCCAGAAGCGGATCGAGATGGGGGATGCGATCGTCAAAACGTGGCCCGACGCTTTCGAGACATGGAACGACCTCGCGACCGTCCTGCACCAGAAGGGTGTGGGGCGTGGATTCCTCAAGCTGTTGTTCGACGCCTTCGAGGCGACGGGATCGCTCGACCCCGGCCAGCTTGCTCTGGCGATGATCCCCGAGCAAGGCGGGCGCGCCGGCCGGGTGCGGGTCATGACGATGCACGGCGCAAAGGGGTTGGAATTCGACAACGTCTGGATCGCCGCCACGGACCTCGCCCGCGTCCCGACTGAAATCGAAGCCGAACGCCGCCTGTTCTATGTCGCGATGACGCGAGCGAAAAATCACCTTTGGGTTTCGTGCTCTCGGGTGCGTGTTAACTTCTACACGAATCGGGTGGAAGACCGGATCGTCAGTCCGTTCTCTCCCCCGATCGACCTCTAACCTTCACCCCACGACCCACTGAACCCATGTCGATCAAGATCATGTCCCGCGTGTGGGACGAACCGGAAAGCCTCGAACCCATCGCTCGGTTCGTGCTGCTCAAGTTGGCCGACCATGCCTGCGATGACGGGAACTTCTGCTGGCCGAAGATCGAAACGATCGCGAAGGCCACCAACCTGTCGCCGCGAACCGTGGTGAGGAAAATCAACGAACTGGAAACCGCCGGGTACTTGCGGCGTCAAATCCGCCAGAGTCAGTCGACGGTCTACCACCTGAGCGTGCCGCCGGGTGGGTGTCACTCTGACACCCCGGGGGTGACTCTCTGTCAGGGGGGGGGTGACTCTCTGTCACCCCACCATAATAAAGGAACCATCAAGGGAACCGTAAGTTTAAACACCCCCCCCCCCCCCCCGGCCCCTCCCCACAATCCCCCCACAGAGGAGCTCCCGCATGTCATTTTTCCTCTGAA